ATGACTGCAACCACCGGACTCGATCTGTCGAACTGGCTAACCGACGCGGAAGTCTGCGCCCGGCTGGGCATCAGCTCGCGGTCGCTTTACCGCGAGGTAGAGGATAAGAGACTCCATCCCCAGTTCCGCAAACGGGAGCGGATGCGTCCGCAGCGAGTGTTCGATCCGGAGGAGGTCAATGCCCGCATGGCGCCGGCGCCCATGCGGGTGATGCCGCCAGTGTCGCCAGGGACGGCGGAACTGGCAAGACCTGAGCACGCGGGCGGGCCGTCGCTGGCGGCCGAGACGATTCATCTGCGCCTGGCGGAGCATGAGGCGGTGCTCGCGAAGGTGGGCCGGCTGATCGCGCTGGCGGAGGCCGGCCGCGAGCCTCCGCCGATCTGGACGTCGCTCGATCAGGCGGCAGAGGTCACCGGGCTGTCGGCGGACCTCCTGCGCAAGCTGGTCCGGCTGGAAGCGCTCGATGCCGTGCGAGACAAGCGCAAGCTGAAGGTGCGGCGCGAAGACCTGGGCGACCTCGATGTTCGCAAGGTGCTGGTGAAGGCCGAGGCCAAGGCCGCGAAAACCGACGTCAAAACGGGGAGGAAGAAGAAGTGAGCCGCGCCCTGGTTCGCCGCAGCCGGGCTGCGGCGGACTCCGCCCTGGCGCGCCGCGTGCCGCTCGAAGAACCTGCCCAGCCCGTCATGCCCGCGCCGGGGGATTCCGCGAGGGTGTTCGCCTGGCTGATCGAGCAGGCGGCGGCGCAACGGCTGCCGCAGTACCTCACGATACGGGAAGCGGCGAAGTATGTGGGGCTGCGGGAGGGGTTTATCTACGGCCTGATCGAGGCCGGCGTGCTGCGGGCCGCGAACGACGGCCGCGTCAAGGTGCGCCGGTTCGACCTCGACAACCTGGCGCCCGAGGATTTGGTGCCGGGGAGGAAAAGCTGAATGCGGTTGCGTGTGGCCATCCGCGGTTTCGCAGGCAGAGTTCGCGTTTTTGAGGAAGTGGTCGATGCGGCGGAGTCCGAGCTCGATTCGCTTCTTCCGAGCCTGGCGAGGAAGCACGCCGAGGTGCTGGCGTCCTCGCCGATGCACATGATCGAGATCGAGTTTCTCGACGAGCCCGATCCCAACGAGCGGTTCCTGCGATTCGGAACCGATCCCTGGGGCATGGTGATGCCGTTACAGGTGAACTTGTCATGAGCTGCGCCGATTATCTGAAGTCCCGAGGCTGGAAGCTCACCCGCTATGGGTGGGAAAAAATGGGCTGGGAACTGCCGCCGGAGCGGGCGCTCTGCCTGGAGCGTCACGTCGCTGCGACGGGCGGCACGTTTCCGCTGCCCATTTCCGCGACGCCGGAGCACCTGAATGCGACCTACCCCAGCGCATCTCAGATCGAGGCTGCGCGCAAGGCGATTCGGCGGGGAGGGTTGCGGGCATGAGCGCGCCGACCATCACGTTCTCGGGCAGCCGTGGCGAGGAGTGGGAAAGTGTGCTGGGGGCCAGGACGTTTGCGATCCTGGACCCGGCGACGTCCCGGGTGAGTCTTGGGTGGGGCGCCGAACGATCCGCGCATTCAGAGCGACGTTGCCGTCGTTATGCTCGATGTCCACGCGCTGACCCGCCAGCAGCAGGATGCGCTAATCGACCACCTGGCGCGGAAGTTCGGCTCGCCCAGGGACGAGGTTGCGCGCAATGTGGCCACCCGTGGCGTGCCGATCCGCCTGGACGACGACACGAGAATCAGATTGCCGGAAGGGTATGAGCCCGCGCGGCGGGCCTCAAAACTCCTCTGCGGTCCCAACGCCTATGACATGAGGTTTTTCTACTAATGCCCTGCAAGCACATCACGCTGCCCGGTGGAGCGCACGCGATGGTCCGGATGGCACCGACACGCGCGCGGAGCTGCTCGGTTTGCAAACGCAAGACCGCCGATTACAGGCTGTGCGACTACCGGACCGGGTTCGCCTCCGGGAAGCCAAGGACGTGCGACGCCGTGCTGTGCAAGGCCTGCGCGGTTCACCGGGAGCCCGATATCGACTATTGCCCGCTGCACGCGGCGGCGGTGGAGGGGAGGTTGAAGCTGTGACCGAGGGGAACGACGACGCGAAGGTTCTGGAGATTCTCGGCGGCGACGAACGCGTCATGCGGCTGTTGGAGATTGCGCTGACCGCGTACAAATTTCTGCCTGGCGGGATGATAAATTTAACCACCGGTAGGCCAACCCGGAAGGCGATCATCGACGCAATTGAGGCGTTCGGGTTTCGCGCGGCGGATATTCCGTGGGAGCGGTTCCCGAAGCGCTTTCATCAGAACCGCCCTCAACTCCAACTGTTCCGGGGAGACTTGACCGACGCGGCGATCGAACAGCACTGGGCGGAAGTGATCGCGGCGCAACCGCCCGACGCGCCACGCCGCCGGGCGAAGCGCGGCGGGGCGAAGAGCTCCACGGCCGCCGACGCCGAAACCGGCGCCCCTGCAGGGCAGGAGGCTCGATGAAGCTCGAATTGGCGAAGGACTTCAGCCTTCCCCCGGACGCGGTAACGCAGACGATTGCAGTTCTGGCCAAGCGCCGTGCCGGCAAAAGCTACACGGCGCGCCGGTTCGCCGAGCAGCTCTTCCGCATCGGCCAGCAGGTGATCGTCGTGGACCCGAAGGGGGACTGGTGGGGCATGCGGTCGAGCGGAGATGGGAAGTCGGCCGGCCTGCCTATTACGATTTTGGGCGGGGAGCACGGTGATGCGCCACTCGAACCCGGCGCGGGCGAGCTGGTGGCGAGCGTAGCGGTGGAGGAGAACGTGCGCCTGCTCCTGGACGTATCGGCCTTCCGCAAGCACGAGGTGGCGACGTTCATGGCTGCCTTTCTCGAAACGCTGTACCGGCTGAAGGCGCAGGAGCGGTACCGAACTCCGGTGATGCTGATCCTCGACGAAGCCGACGCAATCGCGCCGCAGAAGCCGTACCGCGGCGAGGAGCGCATGCTGGGTGCGGCGGAGGATATCGTGCGCCGCGGCGGACAGCGCGGCATCGGCACCATGCTCGTGACGCAGCGTTCGGCGGTGCTGAACAAGAACGTCCTGACGCAGAGTGAGGTGCTGGTCGCCCTGCGGACCATCGCCCCGCAGGACATGGAGGCGATGGACGCCTGGATCGAGAAACACGGCACGTCGGAACAGCGGAAGATCCTGATGGAATCACTGCCGTCCCTGCCCATCGGGGACGCCTGGTTCTGGTCTCCCGGCTGGCCCACTGAGGCGGGGATCTTCCGGCGCGTCCACGTGCTGCCGATTGAGACGTTCGATAGCGGCGCCACGCCCAGGCCCGGGGAGAAGCGGGTACAGCCAAAGCGCCTGGCCGATGTCGATTTGGCGGCGCTCCGCCAGCGGATGTCAGCCACGATTGAGCGCGCCCGGGAGAATGACCCGAAACTGCTCCGCGCGGAGGTGGCGCGGCTGAGGGCCGAGATGGGGAGAGCGCAGGCCGCGAACCCCGAACTGACGGCCGCCCGGGAATCGGAGGTCCGGAAGGAAGCGGCGCGCTCCGTCCATCGGGATTACGGCGAGATTATTCTTGCAATCGCCGATGCCGCGGACAAGCTGAACGAGGCGCTGGTTCAGGCGCAGCACCTGGCCCGGTTCGTCGATACGATTACCGAGCCGCGCCGGCTCCGGGCGTCGCCGTCGATCGAGGGCCGCCGGATCGAGCGGCCGGCGCCGGCGCGGGCCGGGGCCGCCGGCAGGGCCGTTAGTTCCGGCGGCGGCCGTAACGGCGGTGGGGCGCTACCGGCGATGCACCGCGCGATGCTTTCCGCGCTGGCGCAGCATCCGGCGGGCCTTACCAAAGCGCAGGTGCGCCTTCATGCCGGGTACGCCGATAGCGGCCCCGTTTCGACCGCGTTCGCTGAGTTCCAGCGGAACTGCTGGACTCAAACGGACGGGCGCCTGGTGAGGATTACGTCCGAGGGCATTGCGGTGTTGGGCCCATTCGAGCCGCTGCCGACCGGGAGCGCCCTCCTCGAACTTCTGCTTGCCGGCGAAAAACTTTCCAAGGTCGAAAAGGCGCTGCTGCGCGCGGTGGTCGAAGCTGGCGGGGACGCGGTGCGCAAAGGCGCGGCGCGTGAGGCGGCGGGTTACGCCGACAGCGGGCCGGTGTCGACGGCATTTGCGCGCTTGCTGCGGTACGGGTATCTGGAGGCGCGTGGGGCGGGCGCGGTCCGCCTGGCGAGGGAGTTGAGGGATTGACGAGTTCGCAGCTCATGTCAGTGAAGAAGTCTTTCCACGGCGAGCTGCGCGGCCGGTGCGTTCGGCACGAGAACGCGCCGGCCATCTCTTGAAGGGAGACACAGGATGGACATGGTCGGGATAGGCGGAAGGGAAATAAGCCGGGGTGAGTTTTTGCAGAGGGCAAAAGAGCGGGCGCTGGCGCACCTGCCGCACGATCCTTTGGAGGCCATGACTTCGATGATGTCTGACCTCGGCAAGCACCCGGAATTAAAGAATCACGTCTGGTTAAGAATCGCGCCGATGTTCTTCGGCGCTAGCCATGACGAGGCTGCGGTGCGCCGCTGGATAGAGGGGTTCCACTAATGCCGGCACGGGTGGAGTTTGTTCGCTCGGGTCGCGGCCAGGCGCGCTGCGCACCCGATCCGGAATATCCGAACGGCGTTGCTTTGAATGTTGCACGGCCGGGAGCGGAGACGTGCACTATCGCGCTGCCGTATCCGGCGCCGGAGTGCGGCATGTGGATCATTCGCTGCGACCGGTGCCCGATGTCGATCGCGGTGACGGCGGCGGGGCGGCCGGACGATCCGATCAGCGTCACGGTCGAGTGCAAGAAGCGGTCGAACTGATGCCTATCCCTTGCATTTCCGCATTTCCCTCGCCGAGTGAGACTTGCCGCACTTGGGGCAGGTCCGCAACACAGGCTTGCGCCCCGGATTCGCGCGCAACGCGGCTTGGAGACGTGCGGCCTCCGACCGCACGTCTTCATCGGGGATCGCTCTCCGGCAGTGGGGACACTTCATGGTTACGCCTCCAGCCTCCAGCCATCCAGCAGGGCGGCGCGATTGGTCTCCTCGTCTTCGACGCGCATGATGACGGTCGCGACCGGGCCCCATGCGTATTTGCGCTCCGAGGAGATCAGGCGCATCAAGCCGAGCGCCTCCAGCGTGCCCGACTGCCCCTCGGGGGACGTGCTGGAGATCCCGGTCGGCGCATAGAGTTTGCGGGTGACGATCTCGCGCGTCCAGTCGTAGGACCCGCCCACCTTGACGGGGCGAAGGGTGCGGTGATCCCAGTTAGTGTTGACGACTCGGTCGATATCTGGCGCGGCCGGCGGAAGTGGCACATCACAGTCCATCGCGCGGCCCTTGTAGAACACGTCATACAGTTGCATTGCCTACTCCTTTTCCTCTTATCCCTGTATCGCCGGGAAAGCGGCGGCCTCTACTTCTTGCCGCAGTTCGAGGATGTCACAATAGCAGTTTTTGTGTCAAGAGGAATTTGAGGATGCTCGCCGCTCTATATGTCCGGGTCTCGAAAGACAAGTGCGACGCGTGTGGCCACGCCAAGACGGACCACTCGAAAGGGAAGGGTCGTTGCGAGCGCTTGAGGTGTACGTGCCGGCGGTACGAGGGGCAGGACCCGCAGAACCAGCTCGGCCCGTTGCGGACCTACGCGCGCGCCCAGGGATGGGAGACACGGGACTTCGTCGATTACGAGACCGGAAAGCACGCTCGGCGGGCGGCGATGCAGCAGGTCTTCTCGGCGGCGTCGCGGCGCGAGATCGGCATGGTGGTGGTGTGGGCTCTCGACCGGTTTACCCGCGAGGGCGTGTCCGAGACTTTCGCACACCTCAAACGGCTGATGGATTTTGGCTGCGGGTTCGAGTCTTACACCGAGCCGCAGTTTCGCACCGCCGGTCCGTTTGGCGAGGTGATGATCGCGCTGGCGGCGACGATCGCGAAGATGGAGCGGGCGCGGATCTCCGACCGCACGAAGGCGGCGCTCGAGCGGTTGCGGGGCGAAGGGAAGAAGCTGGGGCGGCCAGGGAAGGTGTTTCGGATCGACCAGGCGCGGGAGCTACGGCAGGACGGCGCAAGTTGGCGCACGATTGAGAAGCTGCTGAAAGTTCCCCAGGCGAGCATTCGCCGAGCACTGGAAAAGGCGTCGAAAAATGGCCCGAAAAAGGGTGTGTCAAAAACCCCCTCGCGGGCTGCGGCGAAGGGGCATTGAAAATAAAGGAGTTAGAAAATGGAAATTTTCTGTGCCAAAACGGCCGTTTTGACACGACTCGCGCCGGATCTTGAGGTGGGGAATTTCGGCGGGACGGGCCGCCGGCCGCGCCCGGCCGCCCAGAGTGCGCAGAACTGCACGATTATTTTTTCGCATGCCGAATCGCCTGGACGTGACGGCTTGAGCAGCACCGAATATGAATGGCGGTGGGCGGAGATGTTGGCCGATCACTGCGCGCGGCGAGCGCTTGTGGACCTTTTCCCGCCGGATCGGGACGATGAGCCGCCCTTCGAACTCGACGACGACACACCGGCCCCTCCATGGAACGGCTTCTTGCGATGGGCGATGGATATCGGCCGGCGGGAAGGCGAATGGTTGCGGAGCACGGGAGGCGCAAGATGAGGTTCGACGATTCACTGGCGCAAGAGGCTTATCAGCACGGCCAGACGCTCCAGCGGTTGAGCGTGGCCGTATCCGCCTTGCGCCAGATACAGGAGATTGCAGCCGGCGGACGCCGCCCGAAGCTGCCGGCGATCCAGCGCGTGGCGGAGATCGCGCTTGACGTCCTCGCGGCTTCGCACGGAGGCGTGATTGACGACATGCAGCCGCCGGAGCTTTCTCGGCCAAAGTCAATGCAAGGAGGAGCCGAGCGTGGCTAGTTACGAATGGCGGTGGGCAAATGATCTGGCGGATTGGTGCGCGCATCGAGCACGGATAGGCCTTTTCCCGGTGCCGCCAAACGACGAACCGCCCTACGAGCTCGACGAGCCGGAACCGGCGCCCGCATGGAACGACTTTTTGCGCTGGGCAATGGATATCGGCCGTCGAGAAGGGGAATCGCTGCGGAGCTTAAACTCATGACCGGAATAGAGAAGCTTATTCTGCGGTGGGGGAGACGGAAGACGATATACGCCGTCTACAAACGGCTTGGAGGTGTGGGTCGTGGCTAGTTACGGTGAGCAATCCATGTCCTTTCGCCCAGGAGATCGGGTCATGTACCGCGACTATTATCCGGAGAGCCGCTACAGCGAGTTTTTAGGGGTGGGCGAGGTTGTCCGGGTGAAACGCTGCTGCCAACGGCCGGTAGTTGTCGTGTTCCGCGACTGCTCCGATGGCAAGCCAAGACGTCGAAGTTTTTCGGCGAAGAATGTGACGCTCGTCGAAGCCAGGGAGCAAACTCATGCCGATCCGTCCTGATCTTCGCCCCTTTTACCACGGCCCGGCCTGGCAGGCGGTGCGCCAGCGCATTCTCACTCGCGCGGGCGGATGCTTCGACGACCTGGGGAAGTATCGCGGCGGTGCGAAGTGCGAGCAGTGCGGCCGCGTCGACCGGAGGCGGTACTGGGTGTTGTCCATGCGCACCGTGAACTTCGACATGCTCCTCGTCGATCAGTACTTCTCCCTGGTTAAGGGCGACGGGCAATTGTGGAGGTCGTGCGTTTCGGGCGGGCAGCGAACGCCGCTGCGGCTTCGGGGGGAGCAGTGGAAGCTTGTTCGGCGCGTCAAGCTGCAAATCGGTGTCGCGCACGTCAACGGCGTGGCCGGGGACGACCGTGACGAGAACCTACGCGCCTGGTGCCAATGGTGTCATCTGCGCCACGATCAGGCGCAGCACAAACAAACCCGGAGCGCGCGCAAGGATGCCGCGCGGCCGCTGTTACAGGAGAAATAGATGCGAATCGTTCTGTGGTGTTTGCTTGGCGCGGCGGCCGTGCTTGCCGCCGTCGTGCGTTTCCGGCGGCCGAAGGCGCCGCCGATCGATCCGTCCCTCTACCGGCTCACGGATGAGCAGCGGGAGGAAGCGACGCGGGAGCTGGAAGAGTATTTTCGCCGTTGCCGCGGAGGCAGGGGCTGGCCTTCTTAAAGGGTGCCATGTGGCTCTACATCCCATCCGAATCGGAAGTTTCTGCTCGGGTATTGGAGGGCTCGACCTGGGAATTAAGATCGCCCTCCGACGATCCCGAATTGTGGTGCTATGCGAGCGGGATAGCTACGCGGCAGCCGCTCTCGTGGCCCGGATGGAAGGAGCGGCCCTGGATCCGGCTCCTGTCTGGGATCGAGTTGACACCTTCCCAGCAGCGGAGTTTCACGGCTGCATGGACCTTCTCATTGCAGGCTACCCCTGCCAGCCGTTCAGCGTCGCCGGACTGCGCCGGGGAGAACACGACCCGCGGCACCTCTGGCCTTACATACGACGAATTATTTGGGATGCGGCCCCGTGGAGAGTGAAACGTGGAACTTGATTACGAGCATTTTTCAAAATCGCTTGATGAGAAGAAGAGGACGACGAAAACAGGGGTGGAATACTGGATGGGGCGCGACATTATGACGATGCTTGCCTACGGATCGTGGGAGAAGTTCGACGGTGTAGTGGGAAAGGCGATGGAGGCGGCGTCACATGGGGGGCTACGAACCCAAGGACCATTTTGCCCAAACGGCGAAGAAGGTCCTCATATGGGACTGCCCCTCTGGTGGACGAATATCGCGTGGAACAGACCCGCTGCATCGGAAATGCAGTCTTTCCTGGACAAGCAGCGCTCGCACTTACGGTTCTTACTATTCGAGCTGCCAAAAGATGGTTCTAGGCCACGCGCCGCCGCATCGCCTCGCAGCCGGCGGAACCGCAGAGGCAGTCCGGCGGGTGAAGGCCGGGCGGCGCACCCTCGCGGGTCAGGGCGCCGTCGTTCTGCAAAGCCCACAGCACCAGTTGCAGGCGGCCGTTGACGCCGGCAGCGGCCGTCATGGCCTGGATCCGGTTATCCACGGTCGAGACCGCGACCTCCAACTCGTCCGCAATCTCCTTGCTCGCCAGGCCGCGGCAGAGCAGCCGGAGGGTCTCCCGACGCGCGCGGGACAGGATCACTCGCGGCTTCTCCGGGTTATCCTCCGATTTTGCGGGTTTTCTGGCTAGAACCACGGATTTACCTGGTACTCACCGAAAAGTATAGAATTTAACCCTATTTAGCACAAGGCCTACAGGTCCATAATCGAGTCGATTGAAAGCCCCGAAAGTCAACGTCGCTGCGCTCGTGGACCAGGCCGGCCGGCTCAAGAAAGAAATTGCCGCCCTCCGCGGCAAAGAAGAAAAACTCAAGCTCATCCAGGGCGAAATTATTGCGGCGCTGGCGCTTAAGCCGGACCAGGAGCGTACGGTCAGCGGCACGGAGTTCACCGCGCTGGTCGGGATACAGGCCATCGACCGGGAAGTCACCGACAAGCTGGCGATCTTCACAGCCCTCGGCCGCGACCGTTACCTCGATCTGAGCCGTGTGCCGCTCGGCGAGCTCGACAAGGCTCTACCCAAGGAGTTTGTCGAAGGGGTTACCAGCAGCAGCCGCACTGGCCGCCGGGAGTGGAAATACCTTCCCGGCCGGCTCGCCAAGGCGGCGTAGAAAGCATTAGCCCGTACCGGGCGGGCATCAGCCCTGGCAGGCGGCCGAAAGCCTGGCTCCCGGAGTTCACGACCGGATAGCTATGTTGTTCATCGGATCACCACCCGCATGTCTGGCATGCCACGTGCCCCTTTCGCGTGGCGCCTGTCTCAACCGCATGTGCCAGGCCTTCCCCGGCCAGCGGCAGATCCGCGATGAGCGCCTTCTCAGTCTCGACCGCAAAACCCGACAGTCCGCCTGGCCGCGCCGACGGCCGGCGCGGGCCGCGAAGAACTGCCGGCAGGCGCGAGCCACCCGGAGACGCGAGAAGTGAGCGCACTGGCGTCTTGCATCCTCTGCCGCCATATCGCGGGGGACTCGGGGTGCCTGAACCGAAACTGCCGCAACTTTGCCGGCGTTGCCTCCCCGCGGCCGGTATCCCACCGGACCGTCCAGCAGCGCCCAGCTTCGCGGCGTCTCCCCGTTCTCAGGCCCGGCGGCGGCCTGGCGTATCTTGCCACTGCGGAAGAAATCCGCCAGCTCGTACGGGGAGGTGCCGCTAAGTCATTCGGCAAAGGCAGCCGCCTGGACGGCGCCGTGTTGCGGGAGGGTCCATCCCGGCCGCACGCCGGCACACGCTACATCCACTGCCACGAGGTCTCCGAGACCTGGACCGATCCGGACGGCGTCGTACACCCGCGCCATCCGCTCGAACCCAACGTGCGGGGCGTCTATACATTCCGTTTCATTCCGCTGGAGGAGGCCGCGTTCTACGGTCGGTGAAGCGATGAAAGCCCGCAGATCATCGAGGGCCGGCGGCAAATTTCTCGCGAGCCTGCGGCAACAGGCCTCGCGTGAAGACGGAGCCCCACAGGCGGCCCCGCCGGCACGGCCGCCGCTCCGTTTCCCCATCTCGGAACCCGACGAGCCCGATTATCACCGCATGTCCGATGACGGGTGTCCGCACCACTTTGAGTAGCATGAAACCCCTGACGGTCAATCAGCTTCGCGCAGCCCAACTCGTGGCCGAGGACCGGCTAACCAACACGGAGATTGCGAAGAAGTGCAAGGTGGCGCGCCGGACGGTCGACAACTGGAAAAAACTGGCCGCGTTTCGCGCCGAGGTGCAGCGGATCCAGCGCGCGGCCGAGCAGCAGGTGGTCGAATGCGCGGTCTCCGACAAGAAACGGCGGGTAGCGCAGCTCAACGCCGACTGGCTGGCGCTCGACCGCATTCAAAAAGAGCAGGCCGCGTTCCTGCGAGCCGTCGAAAAGAAACACAAGATCGTAATCGCCGGCGCGAGCACAGGCTTAGTCACGGAGCGGGTGACCACCGCCGGCACCGAATACCGGCTCAACACGGCGCTGCTCCGGGCGCGCCTCGCGATCCAGGAAGAGGTGGCGCGCGAGCTGGGGCAGCGGATCGACAAGAGCGCGCGTGCGCTGGTGCGAAGCGTCGAGGATCTGAGCGACGACGAGCTCGACGCCATGGTGAAGGACGGAGAGCGCCGCTTCGGCGCGGAGGCGGTGCGCAGATGAGGGAGGGCATGCGCTATTTCTGCACCCGGCTCTATCTGCCGTGGTACGGGCAGCCGGACCGCGAGGGAATCATCATTCATACGATGCTTTCCTGCAATTAAGCCATGCCGGATTCTCAGGCGCAGGTCAGATGGGCACACGCCGTCCTCGAAGGCGATGCTAAGGGCGACCGGAAATTTGCGCGCGAGGTCGTCAATAACATGAGCGGCCGCCAGATGAAGGAATTGCCGCAGCGCAAAGGTCCAGGCAGATACCGGGTGCCGGAAAACCGAAATGAATGAAAGCGCTCGCCGAATCGGACTTGCGGCTTCAGCGGGAACTCAAGCTGATCCGGCAGGCTGCACAATACCGGGAGAGGCGCGCGGAGCTGCGGCTCAAAGCGGAAGCCAGCCTGGCCGAGTTCAGCCGCCAGGCGTGGCACGTTCTGGAGCCGGCGACTCCCTATGTCCATGGCTGGCACATCGACGCCATGTGCCGGCATCTCGAAGCGGTGAGCAAAGGGTGGATCCGCAATCTGCTCATCAACATCCCGCCACGGCACATGAAGTCGCTCTCGGTGGCGGTCTTCTGGCCCTGCTGGGAATGGACCACGCGGCCTCATCGCCGCTGGATCTTCACGTCTTATGCCGAGCCGCTGTCCATCCGGGACTCAGTCAAATGCCGGCGCCTGATTCAGTCGCCCTGGTATCAGCGTAACTGGGGCGACCGGTTCCAGCTCACCGGCGACCAGAACGAAAAGCGGCGGTACGACAATACGGCAACCGGCGTGCGGATCGCGGCCGGCGTCCGCGGAACGATCATCGGCGAGGGCGGCGACGTCCTGGTCGGCGACGACCCCAACAACGTGAAGGAACGCGAGAGCGAAGCGGCCCGCGAAGAGGTCAACCAGTGGTGGGACGAGGTCATGTCCACTCGCGGCAACGATCCCAAAACGGTGGCGAAGGTGGTAGTACAGCAGCGCTCGCACGAATACGACCTCTCGGGGCATTTGTTGGAGCGCGGCAGCTGGGAACATCTTTGCCTGCCGGCGGAGTACGAAGCATGAAATCGATTTTGCGGCGTCTCTTTTATCGCCCGTTAATGCGCTTGGCGCACCGGCATGGCTGGCACCACGTCACCACCTCGCACCTCGAAGACGGCTCCGTCCAGCACTGGTGCCAATGGTGCGGGCTCCGAGAAACACTTCGGCGCGACACGTTTGCCGGAATGAAGCTCGTCGTGGACTACCGCTGCCCGAAAAACACGATTCTCATCACGAACATCGGAACACCGCGATGACGGACGAAGAAGCCGACCGAATCGGAACCCTGGCGCGCAAAGCGCTCACGGAAGTGCTCGACGAAATCGACGCGCTCAACCGCGAGTTCTGGAGCGCGGAATTGGCCGACGCCCAACGCATTCAAACCGCATCTGGCCTTTGGAAAAACCGCAAATGAAACGCCGCTTTCGCGATCTTCTCCGCAGGCTCCTGGTCCGCGCGGCTGCGGGCTCTGCCGTGTTCATGCCGCGGCCCACGCCGGCTCAGCCCAATCCGCCGCCGGCCGTAGAAGATCCCGCATCGTACCTCCAGGTCGAGTGGCACCTGCAAGCGCATCGCGAGCAAGTCAACGTCTCCGCCGACGAACTGGCGCAGGCCTGGCGCAATGCTGAGGATCACTGGAGCCGGGAATACCGGGATCTGCCGGCGCAGCTCGCCGCGGTCACCAGGCGGCGAACCAAGTAATTCCTTGCCCAAACACACGACGTCCATAGGCTGGTCCGACCCGCGAACCAAGCCGGGAGAACTGTTGTGGCCGGAGCGGTTCGGCCCTCCCGAGCTGGAAGAACTGAAGAAATCGCTGGGACCGTTCGGCGCCGCCGGGCAGCTCCAGCAGCGGCCGTCTCCCGCCACCGGCGGCGTGTTCCAGCGGCACTGGTGGCGCTTTTGGCAACCGGCCGGCGCCAGTCTGCCGCCGATCCCGGTCAAGCAGCCCGATGGGACATTTCGCTCGATCGAGCCCATCACGCTGCCGCCGCTGGACGAAACGCTCCACTCCTGGGACATGAGCTACCGCGACCTGAAAGAATCCGACTTCGTGGTGGGCCAGCACTGGGGCCGTGCCGCGGCCCGCAAATTCCTATTGCACCAGGTCAAAGGACGCTGGGACTTCTCGCGAACCGCCAGCGAGGTCAAGAAACTGGCCGAGGAGCGGCCCGCCGGCGCGAAGCTGATCGAGAACGCCGCTAACGGTCCGGCCATCATCTGGGCGCTCGAAGCGCAGGTGCCGGGCATCATCGCCATCGTCCCGATTGGCTCGAAAGAGGCGCGCGCATCCGCCATCAGCCCGCAGGTCGAAGCTGGAAATGTCTTTTTGCCGCACCCGGCGATCGCGGAGTGGGTGCCGGCCTTCATCAACGAATGCGCCGCGTTTCCGCGCGGCGCCAACGACGACCAGGTCGACGCGATGTCCCAGGCGCTCAACCGGCTGAACAAGGCCGAGATAATGCGTCTGCTGCCCGAGTTCCGCGCACACAACCGCGAGGGCGAGCCGGCCGAGGCCTGCCACGTCGTGCGGTCCCACGCGCTGGACGGCTGGTGGCTGCACTGGGTGGCCGCGAGCTGGCAGGCCGGCGTCTGCTACGCGGCTTGGTTCTGTCTGCGCCCGGACCAGCAGCTTCACGTCTACCGCGAAATCGAATGCCGCGGCACCGCCGAAGAGGCGGGCGTCGCCATCGCCGAGGCGTCGATCGAGGAGCTGCAAAATACTCGCAGCCTGGTCCTGTTTCTACAACCCGACTGCTTCGATGCGCACGTGACGGGCAAGCCCATTGCAGGCGAAATAGCCAAGGGCATCGAAAACGTCGCCGGGCGCGACGCCACCTTCACCTACGCCTTCACCGACGCCGAACGCGCCATGACGGCCGATCAGGCATGGCTGTCCCTGGAAACGCGGCGCCGCAAAGCGCAGAAGGCGAGCATCCTCCTCAAAGGAGCGACCGGAGACCGAGCGGGCGGATGGGAGCACATTCGCGGTCTGCTGCGCTGGTGGTCCCTCAGCACCGCCGAGCCCATTCCCTACGACCGGGAGACCGCAAAGAAGCTCCTCGACGAACCGGACGGCCAGGCGCGGTTCGACGAATATATGCGCCACGTCGCCGGAGAAAAGCCCGCGGAGCCGCTTCCCGGGCTGGTGATTCACGACTCCTGCCAGTCCATGATCGCAGAGCTTCCCAGCCTCACCCGGGATGAAAAAAAGATCGACCTGGCCGCCCCATCGCTTTGCGGCGAAGCCCTGCTCGCCGGCATTTTGGGATACCGGGAGCACGCTGAGATCCGGCCGCCCGTCGAAGTCTTTACCGCCCAGCGCATTCTCGATCTGCGCCGCCGCAATCCGGACGCCGACGCCACCCAGATCCACAATGTGGCCGCCAAGGCCGAGGCCGACTACGAGCGGCAGTTCGGGAAGCGCACCGGCTGGAACTTTTCCCGCATCGGGCGGGCGAGGACATAATGTCTCTCGTCTTCCGAAATTTCCTGGCTGCCGGCCGCAAACGCAATTTGGGGCGCTTCGGGCTGTTTCGCGGGAGCGACGATCTCTCATGGATCGACAACCAGCCCGATCCGCTGCAATGGGCCACGGTAACCTTCTCCGCCACGCCCATCTTCGATGCGGCGCTCGGCCAGGTGTTAACGCTTACCCTCAGCGGCGCGGTGACATCGAGCAGCCTCACCTCGGGCGGTGGAAACCCGACCCAGGGCACGCAGATTTACCTGCGGCTCTTGCAGGACAGCACCGGAGGCCGTACCTTCGCTTTTCCAGCCAACCTCAAAGTGGACAACAACTACGCGATCGACAGCCGGGCCAACTCCTGCACGATCCTACCGATCGAGTGGAACGGCACCGCGTGGGAATTTTTCTCGGCACCGTTTAGCTTTCTGAATACCTGATGCCCCAACTCGATTGGCCTACCGAAATTGCCCGCAAGCCGGCCGAGGACCCGCGCAACTACGACTTTGCTGCGCTGGCGCCAGGCGGCAGCCTCACGGTGGGCAGCAATACAATCACGTTCCCGCGTGGCCTGCCGCCAGGCATCAACGCCAATTCGCCGAACGTGTTACGCCTCTACTTGTCCGGCGGAGTAGGCACAGCGGAAGCCGTGACGGTGACCGCCGTCGACACCGCCGCGAGCCAGGTGACCATCATCTGCGCGTACACCCACACGGGTGCGTGGACTATCGCCAGCGCCACGGGAGGCGTCCAGGAAGCCATCTGCCAACTGCCCAGCAGCGGAGGGGTTGTGTTGGCGCCAGCCGAAACCATCTCTCTTCACGCACCCATCAAGCGGCGCTTCGGCGTCCCGCTCTGGGTGCAAGGGGCGGGCCGCCAGGCCACCATTTTCGCCATCGCGGCGGACTTCGACCTATCGGCAAAAGGCGTCTTCGACTGGAGCCCCGGGGACGGCCTGGGCACGACCGAAGGCGGTATCTCCGACTTCACGGTATTGTTCAGCCAGCCGACCAACCAAGGATCGTCCATCGCATCCTACACACACTGGCCACCCGCATTCTATGCCAACGGCAACTACCACCCGACGGTCGAGCGCGTCGATGTGATCCAGGGCTGGACCGGCTTTATGTTGGACGGAAACAACAACGGTGCCACGTTCCAGGATTTGCGCGCTTCCTGCTTCCACCGGATGTTCGATTTGGAGACGACGGGGCACTGCTACGACGACGTCTTCGTCGAGGGCTGTATCGCCTCGACGCTCGGGCTGCAGGGTGACCAGTTCACCGCCTGGCTCACGCAGTCGAACGACATCACGTTTCTTTCAGCCGGGTCCATTGACGGCCTGCACGTGACGGCCTGTTCAATGTCTATCAAGTTCGGCACCTTCAACACGGGCAGCGACGGCGATGCCTGCGCCGCCATCATCATGTCCACCTGGATGGACATGGGAGGGGTTGCGGTATTCGATGGCGCAATCACCATCATGGGGTGCCAGATTCTACCCACAGCCTCGGTCGTCGGCATTTCCCATTTGAAGGGCCAGGTAAGGGTAATGGCCTGCGAGTTCGACGGATCCGGACGCGCGTATCTGATGCAGGCGGCCGGGACCACCACGGCGGTGCCGTTCGTGCGGGCTTCCCTGGTGGACTGCGATTTTTATTCGACGGCGGATGCGATTGCCGTGCAGGCGATCGGCGTCAGCCCCTACTCCGGGACGGCGACGCTGCGGATTCACGCCTGCGGCTTTTATCGCGCCACCAACACCAACTACAGCACCCAGTCCGTGCTGGTGCAAAACGGGACCGCAACCGTGCGCGCCTCGATCTGCGGCAACATGTGGAGCGACATCGGGACGGGCTACTCCATTCAGATTCAGGCTATCGACAACGTTGACCACGTCATCGCCGCCAACGACGGCGGCGGAGGAGCGGGAGCGATCGTGGGCGCCAAAACCGCGTGGGGGGCGGACAACGTTCGATTCACGGGAGTGACCGCCCAGTATCCGAACTCCATGACTGCGGGAGCTGTCGGCACCGCGGCAGTCACCGCCGGGCAGACCGAAAACTACATCGCTTCGGAGACCGGGGCAAACAATGCGATTGCCGGCGCTCTCACAGATCCGGCCGGTACGGCGGTCGCGCTGGCCGCGGCGCTGAAGGTGACGGTGAAGCTGGCCCACACCCTGCAGGCCGGAGCCAACACTTTCGCACTCAACGGAGGCGCGGCCAAGAGCATCAAGAGCTCGCGCAACGCCAGCAACAACATCGGCACCGCCTACGCCGCCGGAGGAGTCATCGCGCTCGTCTACGACGGAACCCAGTGGCTCGATCTTTCGCAATGAAGCCGCCCACCACGCAAGGAGTCTACCAATGCCAGCGTTAGTCGTTATCGCCCCCGGAAAAAGCAACGGGAAATCCATGCCGCCGCCCAAAGCACCGGGCAAAGGGAAGCGCCGCGAAATGCCGCCGCCAACGATAACCGGCGCGCCCGCTCAGGAGCCGGACGATGACGACGAGGGCCTGACGCCCGCCGAGGTGGGGTATGGATCGGGAGACCGCTGCCAAGACTGTGCGCACCTGGGCCAGGACGGCGACTGCTCGAAATATCACTTCAGCGTCAGTCCGGACGGCCACTGCCTGGCGGGCTTCGAGCCGGCGGCACCGGGACAGGGAAATGTGGCCTGAATTGGAAGCCATTGCCGCCATCCTGCCGGCGCTCCTCGCCTGTGGCGTCGGCGCCTGGGCGTGGAAGCGGACCCAGCGCGAGCGGGCGCGTCTGGCGGCGGAGAACTCCAATTTGACCCAGACGCTCGACCAGTCGATTGCGATGCTCAAAGAGCGCAACGGCGAACTGCTCCAACAGGGCAAGGACCTCGAACGACTGGCCGCCGAGCGCTACGACGCCAACGAACGCGCGAAGGGCTGGCAAGCGAAAGCGGAGCACTGGCAGCAGCAATTCGAGGCCGCCAATGCCGACGCCATTGCATCGCGCGAGACCGTCGCCGACTGGATCGCACAGCGAACCTTCGGGCGCAGCATCTTCGGCAAGGGGCCTGCCCTGCCGGAGCAGTCCACGCACCCGCAGCCGGTACCCAAGCCGCGGATGCAGGCGCGCGTGGCCGTGCAACTCGCGGAAGCCAATTTCGAAAAGGCGATGGCCGAACAGAGCCGGCCGCGCCAATCCAAACCAGGAGAGTAAACACAACATGTCGTGGTACGTGGAAGCCATCGGAAAAGTGCCCGCGGTCGCACAGGCCGTCGAGCTTCAGTTCGCGCAATCCTCGGGATACCAGGAGCCCGAGGAAACCATCCGGCAGCAGGCGCGGACCACTATCGCCGCCGTGCTTGCGGCCCAGAGCGAAGGCGCCGTCGTGAAAGTCCGCGCCTCCGGCAGCCAGTCCACCAACTACAAAGGCGGCGGGGCCTCAGGCTATGTGAATACGCTCAACATTTCCGTCGAGCCGCAATTCAACTTCGTCGAGTAAGCCTTGCAAGTCATTGCCCCCGCGCCACAGCCGCCCGACAAGAAGCAGTTGCTCGAAATCTTCCGGGAATCGGTTGCGAAAATCATCAAGGAAGACGTCCCCCTGGACGCCGAGCCGGAAAAGCTATGGCAGTACCGGCAGGCGTCCAAGGCGGACCTCTACTGGCGCGGGCTGCAATACGTGTCGCCAGCCCTTTTCGAGGGCGGCCTGGCGATGTTTTCGAGCGTGGGGACGCCGCTCGCCTCGACGGAGCCCCAGCGCGGCGCGACAGGGCTCTACGATTACGTCCAGAACATCTACCGCGGCTACGGCCGGAAGTTCATCGGCGCGATCGGCCTGCGGGCTCCCAACGTCAAGGCCGTGCCGGACGATCCGGAGGACGAAGACTCCCAGCGCCGTACGCGCATGGCGGACACGGCCGCGCAGATCCTGCGCGCCAAGTGGGACATCGACCAACGCAACCTCGAACTGGCGATGCACCTGTGGAAGTCAGGCACCACGTTCGGCTACACGCCATACATCACCAACGGCGGCAAATACGGCAAGACCACCCAGCCGCGCGTAGAAGCGCGCCAGGTGCCGCTGGGACCGCCGGTCTACGCGTGCCCGGGCTGCGGGGCCAAGACGCCCGACCAGGGCCAGCCCGTCGCAAACTGCCCGCAATGCGGCCGGCAGCTCGGCCCCGAGAATCGCGTGGAACCGGAGACCACCGACGTACCCGAGGTCGTGGGCCAGGCACAATACGACAACGGCGCGGTGGAATTTCACCTCTGCAACATCTTCACCGTCACGACGCCGTTTTTTGCCCATGACCTCGAAGACACGCCCTGGCTCACTTATGAATACGACGAGTACAAGGGACGGCTGCTGGCGGCGCACCCGGAGCTCCGCGAGCAGGGGTCGCTTGAGAACTTCGGCGACGACTCGGCTTCGTCGGGCGTGGGCAGTATCGTGCGGGACACGGCCGCCTCGCCCATGGGAGTGCCGACGCCGCGGCGGACCTCGCGGTGGCGCTACACGCGGATCTGGCTGAAGCCGGAAATGTACGAGTCGATCGAGGACAGCCAGGTGAGCGACGCGATCGGCGGGTACGTGCCGGACGGGAAGCTGCGCACCGGCCTTCAGCAGTTCTACCCGGACGGCCTCAAGGTCACGCTCGTGCAAGGCAAGATCGTCCAGCTCGAAAACGAGCGGCTGCAAGATGTATGGGCGATGTGTAAGCCGGAGACCTCGGAGTACATCTTCGCCGATCCGATGGGGCAGGACATGCTCCAGATTCAGGATCTCAAGAACGACATGCTGAACATCGCGGCGGAGACCCTGGAGCGCGGCCTGCCCATCACCTTCGTCCACCCGGACACCGTCGATACCGAGCAGTGGACCCAGACGCAGTCTGTGCCCTGCGAGATTATGCCGGCGACTCCCGCGGTCGGCTCCAACCTGGGCGACAACTTCTTCCAGACCCAGGCCGCGCGGTTCAGCGACCAGATGCAGCCGTGGGTGGAAGCAACGGTCGCGGAAGCGCGCGACGTGGTCGGCTGCAACCCGGTGATCTACGGCGGCGACGACGGGTCCCAGACCGCCCGGGAAGCCGAAATCAAGAAGAACGCCGCGTTGCAGCAATTGGGCGTGCCCTGGCTGAACATGCGCAAGTTCCACGCCGCGGTGCAGACCAACGGGGTGAAGCAGCTCGCGCGCTACGGCGCCGGCATGATGCGGGCGGTGAAAGAAGGCGCGCAGGGCTTCGAGAGCCTGATGCTCAACGTGGCCGAGCTGAAGGAGGACGGCTGGCATTTCGAGGCGGAAGAGGCCATCCCGATGAGCTGGGGCCAGATGCGGGACCTGCTCATGTTCATGATGGAGAAGCCGCCGCAGGTATTGCAGGCGTGGGGTTACGGCCACCCCATGAACATCGCCAAGATGCAGTCGCTGCTCGGCATGACCGGGTGGTACACGCCGGGGCTCAACGAGCGCGACAAGGTAATGGACACCATCGGCCGGCTGCAAAAGGCGCAGCCCATCCAGAAGCCGAATCCGGACGGCTCGATCGACCTGCAGCCCAGTATCCCGGCGGACAGCTTCGAAGACGATGCGCAGCTCGTGGTGGACCTGGTGAAGGCATGGGCGCAATCGCCGGCGGGCCGGCGCGCGCGGCAGATGAATCCGGAGGGATACGCCAACGTGATCGCATACGGCACTCAGTATCAAAAGATGCTGAACCCTCCGCCTCCCCCGCCGCCTCCTCCTCCGCAGCCCAGCCTAAGCATCACGGCCAAGCTGCCGGAGCTCGACCCTAACACGCAACGCGCGGTGCTAGCGGACTTCAACCTCGCCGGAGCCCCGCCGGCGCCCGGCGCGCAGCCAGGCGCTCCGCCGGCTCCGGCCGGTCCTCCTCCGCCCGCAGGGCCTCCGCCCGGCGGCGTCGATATGGGCGGGATGCCGCCGCCGCCCGGTCCGATGGGGGCGCAGCCGGTCAACGTGCAATGACGCGAAAAGGAACCTCATGTCTCCAGCAGCCGAAATGATCGCCGATCCGAGTCCGAGCCTGGACTCGTCCATGGATTCTTTCTTTTCCCCCGAGCCGCCGGCGCCGGACGCCGGAACGGGCGGCGGGGCCCCGCCGGCGCCCGAGCCGGCCGAAGAGACGGTCGAGGACCCCACGACGGCCGCCGCCGGCGAACCCGACGACCAGGCTCCTCCGCAGCCCGCCACGCCGGCAGGGCCGCCGGCTCCGGCGCCGGCCGCCGGCGCGAATCTGCCCGAAGGCGCGCAGATGTCGCAGGACGGCAAGCGCATCAACATCGAGGTGCCGCGCTGGAACAGTATCTACGCGGGTCACAAGTTCGCGCAGGAGGTGCAGCAGTTCGCGCCGACGGTGCAGGAGGCGCAGCAACAGTATCTGCGCGCCAACGATCTCCGGCACATGCACGCGGACTTCACGTCGGGCGACCCGCAGAACATCGACGAGTTCCTGAACTACTGGGAGTCGCAATCGCCCGAGGGATTCGCCGCCATGGCGGCCCGCGCCGTGGAGCGCGCCCCCGCGGCCATCCGGGAGCAGATGGCGTCCGGGTTCCTCACCAGCAAGGCCGACGATCTCTACTCGAGGGCCGCCGAGACCGGCGACCCCAACGACCTTTACCGGGCGCGCATGTTCGAGTGGAGCCACACCGGGCAGTACCGCACCGAGGCGCCCGCCAAGCCCGATCCGGTGGCCAGCCGCCTGCGTGACGTGGAGCGGCGGGAGCAGGCCTTGCAGCAGACCCAGCAGCAACAGGCCGAGCGCCAGTGGGCCAACTGGAACAAGGGCACCCACGACGCGATCGGCGGGGGCCTCAACGGCCGCATCGACCAGATGCTGGGCGATGTGAAAGCCAAATTCGCCGACACGCCCGAACTTTTTAACGCGCTCCGCAACCAGATCCGCCTCCAGGTGATTCAGGGGGTGGAACAGGACCAGGAGTGGCTCCGTAATTTCAATCTCGATTTCCGCGGCGCCCGGCGCACCATGTCTCCGGGCGACCGCCAAGCGCTGGTAAACAGCTACCTCGCCAAGGCCGATCAGATCCTCACCGCGAAAGCCGCGCCGCTCATCCGCCAGGCCACCGCCAAGCTGGTGCAACAGAACCAGACGGAACACGCCCGGCAGCAGCGCGGAGCCGACCGAAGGGGCTCCGCCGCACCCGGCGCGCCGGTGAAGCGTTCCATCGCCAGTACGAAGCAGCGTACCGAAATGTCGCTGGACGAAAAGATCGACGCCGACATGGGCATCTAACCGAAAGGATTTCCAATGTCCGCAACCAACGCCGATGTGGTCGGCGGCCAGTTTGAAAAGGTCCGCCCCAAGCTCCAGGAGTGGTACGAAACGACCACGCTGGTCTCGGGGCTGATCCGCAAAGCCTCCGAATCGCACAAGATCTCCGCCTGGACCCAGACGCTCTCCGGCGGCACTACTCTCTCGGCCTTCCGCGTTCCGCTGATGCGCTACGTGGGCGGCGACTACGGCACCTTCAGCTACGACGAAGGCGACCTGGGCGGCGGCAGCTCGATGCGCGTGGACTTCATGACCATCGGGTACTTCCCCGCCGAATACGCCGTCGAAATCTCCTCCCTCGCGAAGGAAGCCACCGCCAGCTCGGAGCAGGCCGTGGTGGACGTCTTCAAGTACCACCTGAAGAAGTCGATGAAGGAGATGCAGCAATACGAGGACACGGGCTACCACCAGGACGGCACGGGCGTCCTGGCCACGGGCAACGGCACCGGCACACCCGGCACCTCCTCGCCCTGCACCTACAACCTGGACACCTCGTTCGGGCCGCAGCGGCTGCGCTACAACCAGCCGGTCGATATCTTCTCGAACGACCTGACCACCCAGCGCAACTCGGGCGGCCCGGTGCGGGTCAGCTCCTACGACCTGGTGGGCAAGACCGCGACGTTCACCTTCCCCGGCAGCGTGACGCTCTCCGGCACCACCAACACCGACAAGATCTGCTTCCGCGGCATGTCTCCCACGGTGTCGGTGGGCTCCTGGAAGCTGGGGCTCTACACCTTCAACAACTCGGCGACCTCGGGCACCACGCTCGGCCTGAACCGCGCCACGGTGCCCGAAGTGGTCACCCCGAACGTGGCCGCCGGCTCGACGGCGCTGGTGCCGGCGCACGGCCTGCTGCTCAACGACCAGATCATCCAGCGGCGCGACGAAGAAGCGCTGGCGGGCATGGTCGGGATCGCGCACCAGGCGCAGCGGGCGGCGGTGTACTTCACCGGGATCGCGATCTCGGAGTGGCACCGCGGCGGGTCGGACAAGATGATCGACATCGTTCCGGCCGACATCAAGCAGTCCACGACGTTCACCTGGACGGGCGTGAAGCACTACGTCAGCAAGAAGCAGGACCGGAGCCGCATCGACTGGATCATCCCCAAGAACTGGGGGCGCGCGATGCTGCACGACCTGAAGTTCCACGAGGTGGAAGGGCGCCGCATCTTCGAGCTGCGCTCGGCCTCGACCGGGTTCCCCAAGGCGGGCATGACGTTCTACCTCATCCAGAGCGAGAACGTGTATTGTGTGGACCCCGGCGCCGGCGGCATCATCACCGGCCTCTCTCTGCCTTCGGGCTATTAGCCCGAGACGCCGCACGGCGAGCGCGGGCTTCAGCCTCCCCGCTGGCAAGCCGGCGGCGTGGACCTGCGGGGCCGAAAGGCTCCGCGGGTCCGCCTGATTTTATATGCGCCTCTGGGCGCCGCTATGTATAACAAAGTCGCTAGCCACCAACCGATTCAAAGCAGCCCCACCCTTTCCGGCACCGGCCCCCGGCCGCCTGCCCAACGTCCATCCGAGTTCGCCCAGGCACTTGTTGGCCAGGGCCTCGAACTCAACGACCGGCTGGCTCACCTGAGCGGCCGGCTTTTCGGAGACGGCGAGCACGGCAAATCGGAGCCGCTACCCGGCAATCCCGAGGGCGAACTGCCGCTCGAACAACTGGTCCACCGCGCGCACTTTCTGCTCAACGAGGCAATTTCCCGGCTGGACGCCATCCAGTCCCGGCTGTAACGAAATGCCAGCGCGGGCTGAAACGCGCCGGGCGGTGAAACGCCGCCCAGCTCTTTTGGAGGTCTTGTGAACGTCATCGTGAAATACTCGGGCTACAGCGCCGAGTTCGAAGAAGTCCTGTATCGCGCCACCGGGGTGCGGCCGGACCAGGCCGGCGACCAGCCCGTCCCCAATCCCGCCGCCTCCACCACGGCGGGAGACGCCTTCGCGGTGAGCGTGCCGTCGCACCTCCATATCCGCCTCCTCACCTATTTCGTGGGCGAGTCGGAAGACCGGGCGCGGGAGCTGGCCACCGCCGTCTGGAGAGCCGCTCAGGCCTGGCGGCCGGCGGGCCTGGACCTGGAGCTTCTGTTCGTCCCTCCTCTCACGCCCCAAGCCGCGGCGGACGAAGCGGAGGCGCAGTTGAAGGGAACGCTGCCCCTGGAAGAGGAGGCGGAAAGGAACCGGGAAGCCGCCGCCTGGCGCGAGACGGCCGAACAGTGCCAGCGGAACACGGATTACTACCGCGGCCTGGTGGTTCGCATCGGCAAGTTGTTCGGCCTGGCGGCGCGCACGTCGGACGACGGCAGCGTCCAGGAAGACATCCTGGTGGCGAAAGTGCCGGAGCTGGTGGAGGCGCTGTTTCGCGAATGCGCCCAGCCGGTCGAGGTGCAGGAGGTCCGCGGCGCCGTGGCGCGGGGCTGGTGTCATCCGGCCAACGCCAGCAAGGAAATGGACGGCGATCTGGCGGAGGCCATTACGGCGGAAGTTCTCTCGCTCCTCAGCGGCACGGAGATCCGTCCTCAGGACCTGGTCCCGCCCAGCTCCGACGAAATCCGGGAACTGGAACGGATGATGGGCGACCCGCCGACGCCCGGGCACGAGGCTTAGCCGATGTGGTGGAAAACCAAAGTTGCGAAGCTCAACGAGCTGCTGGGCGCCGAGCTGGGGCGCAACCCGTTCGGCGAGCCACTGTATGAGTGGGGCTGGTCCGAGGACCTGACCCACTACATGCAGGCCCTCGATCCCCACACCGGGCGGCCCATTTTCGACTACGAATGCCAGTGCGGTGTGAACAAGACCGTGCACGCTGCGTCCTGCAAGATCTCGATTGCCAAGCCGCGCTACATCGAGCGGAAGCTTTGCCCCCAGTTGAAAGAACAGTGGGTGGCGCTGCTGTGGACCTCCTGCGGCACGCTCGATGACTGGCTGAAGGAATTCGGCACGCGGTTGCGCTGGAGCGCCACCGGCTGGCGCGTCCCGACTAACGCGTGCCTGGGGCACGGAGAAGTGCCGGACCGGGCGGTGACGTGGGAGCTGATCCACAAGATCCGGGCGGACCGCAAGAAGTCCTATGTGGACTGGCTTCAGGAGACCGAGGACGCCCTGGCCCTGAAGGAGCGGCGAGACGAATCGCGCCTGGACGCCATGATCTCGGACGCCTGCACGGCGTTCGGCAACGCCAAACCGGGGGCGCGAATGGGCGGAGTCAGCCTGCCGGCAAAAGAAACCTCCGCTACCGGCGTCGAGGCCGGCAAGCTCATCCTGCCGTAGAAAAAGGAAACTCATGAAGGACACTTTGCTTTCCCGCCGCATCACTCGCGGCCACGTCGTGATCGCGTCGGTCTATCCGGACACGCCGCCGGTAGTGGAGCGGCCGTTCGACGGCTGGACTCGCTACCAAATCGGCGCCTGCAAGAAAGGCGAAAAGCCCGTGCTGATCCGGGTGCAGGACGCGGTGCAGTTCACCAAGGATCCGCTCAACCGGGAAGTGGTCAACGAAAGCCTCATCTTCTGCGAGCAAGTGGCGGACGATCTGCTGCGGCACTGGGCCGCCACGCCGATCGGCGCGCCGCCCGGCTCCGGGCCAGGGATTGGGCTCATCGCCGAAGAGACGCCGACCGAAGAGGAAATCGCGATTCTCACTGCGCGGCAGAACCTGCTGTTCGAATACCTGTACCACGAGGGAATGCGGATGGCGCAGAACCAGGACTGGCGCGGCATCAACCGGCATCACCGGATGGCGGCCGAGTACCTGGGTCTCGAAGAAGTGTGGGCGCGAGACCCGCGCAAGGAGGGAAACGTTCCTTGCCCGGCCTGTACCACGCCGATCTCGGTACACGCGTTCATCTGCCCGAGCTGCGGGACGGTGCTGAAGAAGCTGCCGCCGGAGCTCGCGGCCCTGCAGCCCGAGGCGCGGCGCCGGCCGTAGCGGCCGGCCTGGTGGGGACGCCCGATCCGGCGACCTCCGCGATCGCGGCCAGAAGCGCCTGCCGCTCGATGGGCTCCATCAGGCGAAGGCGCGCGGTCCACCGCCGCTGTCTGCGGCGGATCCGCTCGCGCTCGCGCTTGTTGTCGCCGAGGAAGCGATAGTCGTGGAGCTCGACCGGCCGGGGGAAATTGCACCAGACCCATTCGGCCGCCGGCTTGCCGCGGGTGGCGGCCTGGAAGGAATAGACGCTCCACTTGCGGAGCGCCTTGGCGTACATGGCGGAGGAGTACCCCGAGATCATCACATGGCACGGCAAGCGTTGAATCACCGCCAGCAGCTCCTGGTGGTCGCGATCGCTCAGCTCGTAGCGATAGCGGCTGCCGGAGGCGCGCGTCGAGAGCAGGTAGGGCGGGTCGCAGTAAACCAGCTCGCGGCCGGTGAACGGATAGGCGCGGAGAAACTCGATGCCGTCGCCGACGAGGAATTGAAATTCGGAGCCGCCGGAAGCGGCGCCGGTGGCCAGCGGCGCCAGCTCGGGCGGCTGCTGCCGGCGCGCCGCGCCGGCAGCAGCGACCCTGCCGGCGGAGACGCCATTTTGCGCGCCGACGGCCGCCGCCGCCATTTCGGGCGTCAGGCGATCGCCCTCGCCCGCGAGCCAGGATGCGATGACCTGCTCGTCGCGGTCGATGCCGATATTCAGGCGCGCCGGCCGTTTGAGGCGCATGACCGCGCCCCCGCCGAGAAAGGGCTCGATGTACACCTCGTGGGGCGGCATGAGGTTAATGAGGGCCTGGAAGACTCCCGGCCCGGACTTTCCGCCTGGATAAGCCATAGGTGCAGCGTCGCCGAAAACGGCGCCGGTGTCAAGCGGGGCCTCTGACCGATGCAGCCCACCCTCCAGAACGTCTACGACGCCGCCCGCAGTTGGCTTTCCGACAACGGGCTGGTGGCGGCGGGCGAGAGCTACACCAACGCCGTGTTGCAGCCGCACTTCGCGACCGCCTACCGGAAGATGTACGACGCGATGGCGAACCTGGGGAGCGCCAAGATCCGCCGCGAGTTCTACCACCTGCTGCCGGCTTACACGACGCTGCTGGTGCCGAGCGCCATCGGCGTACTCGACATGGAGGAACCGGAGTTCCTGTCCGAACGGGGCAGCGTAACGGCCCAAACGATCGGCTCGACCAACACGGCCAGCCCCATCCAGGTGAGCCTGACGGGGCACGGCTACTCGAACTACGCGGACGTGATTGTCAGCGAGGTTGCGGGCACCCAGGCGCCGTGGGGCCGGTGGTTTATCACAGTCGTCGATGCCAACAATTTCACGCTGAACGGATCGGTGTCGGACGGCAACGCCGGCACGGGCGGCGTGGCGTCCACGTCGTCCACGAAGTTCACGGAGATGGACGCCCTCGACTCGCTCACCGACCGGGACATCTCCGACGCGCTGCGCGATTACACCTGGGAAGAGAACGTGTTCAAGTTCCGCGGCTGCACCCAGCCGGTGCAGCTCCGCGTGCAGTACGTGGCCTCCGGCACGCCGCCCACCAACACCAGCACCACCATCGGCGTGGATAACTGCCTGAACTTCCTGGGCTGCTACACCGCCGCGCTGGCGGCCGGATCGAAGGGCTGGGACTCGATGTTCAACAAGCTGAACATCCTTGCCCTGGGGCAGGGCACCCGCGACGGATCGGGCGGGTTTCTGCGCGACTTCACCAACATCCAGGTGAAGAAGATGCAGCGCACGCAGCGGCGCCGCCGGCCCTTCCGGAAGAAGCGCACACAGTTCGACTATCTGTGGACCTGACAAAAGGAGAGAAAGACAATGGCTCGTACGTCGTTTAAGACGCTCACCGCCGCCATTCGCGCTCCGTTTAGCAAACGGTTCGGCCTGGCGCAAAACCCCAACCTCATCGACTATTCGTACGACAACGGCTTCGCCCAGCGGTATTCGAACGCCGCCGACACGGCCGATGTTCTGGCCGACTCGGTGGATTCCGACAACACGCTGCTGTTCGGGCAGGAGGCCATCAACCCGCAGGGCCAGGCCTATACCTTCAACATCGCGGCCAACGGCTCGATCGGGGCGACGACTTTTTTCATCGCCGACCGCACTTACTACGTGCAGGGCATTACGGAGGTCCACAAGACTGCCGGCTCGGACGGGTCGGCCGTGACCGCGGTCATCACCCGCGAGCGCGGCGTGCTGGCTCCCGGCGCGGGCACGGCGCTGATGAGCAACACCTTCAACCTGAAGGGCACCGCCAACACGGTGCAGAGCGCGACGCTCAACGGCACGGTCAATGCGCCGCTCGATCCGGTGCTGGTGCTGAACCCCGGCGACCGCCTGAGCTTCAAGACGTCGGGGACGCTGACCGCGCTGGCCGGCGTGGTGGTGACCGTCTACCTGACGCCGGGCTGCAAGTCGGAGATCGCCAGCTACTTCGTGCATGCCAACGCAGACCTCTCGACGCAGACGTTCTTCGTGGCAAACCGGGACTTCCTGGTGAAGGGGGCGTACCTCTACTTCGGGACGGCGTTCGGTGCGGCCATCACCATCGACTGCACGCAGGACACGTCCACCAACGCGCCGGGCGCCGGCAGCTCGATTCTCTCGGCGGCGGTAACGGTGGACGGCTCGACGCTTGCGGCGCAAACCACCAATGCCCTCACGCTGGGGACGGGGCCGTTCACGCTGCGGGCCGGCGACCGCCTGGCCATCAAGTATTCGGCGACGACGACGGGCGCAGATGTGTGCCTGGCGGTGGTCTTGCAGCCGATTTACAAGCGCAAAGAGGTCACCTGGCAGCTCGGCCCGAACGGGCAGCAGCAGGTGGACCAGTGCTTCTTTGCGGCGGACCGCGACTACGAGGTGGTCGATCTGTCCTGCACGTTCGCCACGGCGGCCGGAGGCGCGGCCAAGCTGCTGGTCACCATCGACAAAGGCACCACGGCGCCAGGCGCGGGGAACGCGGTCCACACCGACAACACCTCGGCGGGCTTCGATCTGAACGCCACCGGCAATACGGTGCAGATCGGAACGCTCAACACGCTGCGCAACCGGCTACTCGCGGCTGGAGACCGGCTCGGGCTGAAGCACACCGGAACGGCGCAATCGATCGCGAACGTGGCGATCACGGTATCCCTGATTCCCCGGTAGCTCCCGCTACCCAAACCCTTCACACCCCTTTTCAGAATTTCAAAGGAGCCTTTCTCTATGAATACCGACGTCGGGCACTGGTTCGCGGAAGGAACGGTCGGGCCGCAGGTCAATGCGGACGGCGCGCAGACGCGCTTCCGCATGGAAAAATCCGGGAGCCTGATTGTGGCGCACGGTCACGCGCCCTATCAGGAGCCCGTTTCGCGGGGCAACGTTTTCAGCCTTACCCTCTCCGCCACCACCACGGGCGTGGCGGCGGGCAACATCATTGGGGCCGCCGCCGCGGCCTCGACCAACTTCGCCCTCTTCAACCCGACGAACTCGGGAAAGCTGCTGGTGCTCACCAAATTCCGGCTGGCAGTGATCTCCGGCACCCCGGGAGGCGGCCCGGTGTTTCACGGGTACATCGGCAACGTACCGAGCGCGACCCCCACGGGCAACATCCGCAGCAACATCCTGAGCGCCGCGCCGGCTTCGGTCGCGCTGACCTACGCGACGGCCGGCGGCACAGCGCTGACCGGCGGCCTGGCTCCGGTCACCCACATGCTTGCGAACTTCGGCTCGACCAACACGGCGCAGGCCTCCGTGAACCTGGTGGCCGCCGAAGACGCGCTCGACGGGAGCCTCATCATTCCCCAGGGCGCCGGGTGGCTGCCGCTGTGGAGCGCCGCCGGCACGTCCCTGCTGTGCGGCTACTCGATTACCTGGGAAGAAATCCCGGCATAGTGAGACGGCTCGGGCTGGCGCTCCTCGCGATCCTCTCCGCGCGGGGCGCCGGCCGTGTGCCGTGGCCGGCGGAGCTCGCCAGGGCGACCGCGGCCGGCTGCACCTGCCAGGAAGTTCACCCGCGCGAAGACCCCACCGCCTGGTGGCACACGCGGGTGTGGATTCAAATGCCCGGCCACCGCTGGAATTACCTCTATTCCATTCGCGGCGAGCGGCTGGGGAGCCATGAAGGACTGCGATGAATTCCTTAAACAATTCTCCAAGCGCGTCGGGGTTCACCCGCGCGGACGCTGAAACCCTGCTCCGCCTGCTGGCGACGGCCGAAGGCCTCGATCCGGACCTGGCGGTGCGGCAGTGCCAGCAGGAATCGAGCTTCCAGCCGAACGCGGTCAATCCGAGCTCGGGAGCGATCGGGCTGATGCAGTTGATGCCGGCGACGGCGCGCAGCCTGGGCGTCGATCCGCGGCGCTGGCACGAGAACGTCTTCGGGGGCGTGAAGCTCGACGGGCAGCTCTTCCGGCAATTCGGCGGCGACCCCGCCAAGATGCTGGCGGCCTATAACTGGGGCTCGGGCAACCTCGCGAAGCTGCTGAACGATTTCCCGGCCGACTGGAGGAACCGGCTGCCGGTCGAGACCGCGAACTACCTCACGAAGATTCTCTAGCCCAATGATCCCAGGGATGCCGAGCCGGGAAGTGCGGACGTTCAACGGACCCTGGCCGCTGCTCGACCCGGAAGCCGTGCCGGTGGAAAACGCGCTGGCCGCGCAGAACGTGCGGTACCTGCCCGGACAGGTGGCCACTCGCTACGGCCACACCCCGATGGTGACTCCCGGCGACGCCATCACGGCCATGCTGAACTGGCTGCCGCTCTACAACGGCGCCAACCAGAACTGGCTGGTGTACTACGCGACCGGCACCGGTATCCGCTTCATCGACCTCCAGGACATAGGGGCGGGGGCCACCACGCTGATCTCGCAGGGCACGGCGCAGGCGGCCGCGATGCTGGGGATCGGCAGCCGGTTATACTGCGGCTTCCGCAATCTCGACGGCGTGGGAATCGCGGGCGGCCAGGTCTACGACCGGGCTAGTGGCGCCGCCGATCCGATGTTCGCGGCGCCCATCCAGGCTGGCTTTGCGACGTCTACCGAGCCAGGCAGCGGCAATGTGACCGCGGGGGTCCACCGCATTGGCTATTTGCTCCAGAGCCGCTCGGGCTTCACCACGGCCTGGTGCCCGGTGACCCCGGCGAACGCGTTCTCGCCGTTTTCGTTCACGGCATCCGGAGGCAAGACATTGCGCCTCTCGATCGGCGCGTTCTCGTTTCCCGCGTACGCCGGGCTGCTGCAGGTCATCATGACCACCGCCGCCAACCTGAACCGGTACTACCTGGTGCCGGGCTGCACGGTACATGCCACCAATGCCGGCGTGACGTTTCCGGACATCAACATCTCCGACGACGACCTGGCGGCGACCGGGACGGATGCGGCGCCGTACGAGAACCGGCTGACGCAAGATCAGTCCGGCAACCCGCCGTTCGAGCCCGCGGCCCTGTTTCTCTACGGCGAGCGGTGCGGTTACATCACGCGGGATTCTTTCAATTTTCCGGTGTGTTATTTCAGCGATTCGAGCGACTATCAGGCCGTCAACGCGGCGACGTCGGGCGTGTACCTGCCGGGAAACCTGCAACAGATCGCCGGATTCGCCTTGCGCGGCGTGGCCTATCTGCTCGGGCCGCACTGGACCTACGCGGTGGCCGACAACGGCGGCGTGCCGGCGACCTGGGCGGACGCGCAGCTCGTCGACGGCGCGATCGGGACGCTCTCTCCCAGCGGAATTGCGCTGAATGCCTCGCAGGGGTTTGCCTGGGTGGCGGACGAGGGCGGCCTATATCTATTCGAGGGCGGTGTGTACCCGGAGCGCCCGATCTCCTACTACCAGACCCCGGACTGGAACCGCATCAACTGGGCGTATGCCGGATGCGTCCAGGTGGCGGACGACAAGAACAACAAACGCGTCGAGGTGCTGGCGCCGCTCGACGGCGCGACCAGCCCGACCCACCGCCTCACGTGGGATTACACGGGGGGGACGGACCCCGAGACCGCCAAGTATTCCTTGCAAAGCCTGAACGGGTACGCGATGGGAGCGATTGCGGTAGTGGCGAATCCCCAGACGCGCAAGCAGGAGATCTGGCTGGGGCCGTCCTCAGCCGGCGCCATTCTGCGGCAGAACGACGGATCGGAGACCAACCCCTACCGGGACGTGGATACGGCGGGCACGACGGCCAAGGCGATCTCCGCGCTCTACGAAAGCGCGCTGCTGCCCGGGCTCGACGCGCTGCGGGGCCAGATGCACTTCTTTCACGGCAACCATCTGCGGGTGAGAGGAGCGGGCAGCCTGGCGCTCACGATCTGGGGGCTCGACCATCTGCGGAGCGTGGTACCGGCAGCGAGTCCTCTGAGCCTTGCGGCGTCACCCGGCGCGGAGCTGCTGTTCAAATATTTCCTGCAATCGGAGTGGGCGAGCGTGCAGCTTTCGACTAACGCCGTGGACGCCTATTTCATCCTGAGCGCATTGAAGCAGTACTACACGGTGGCGGCACCGCAACGCTGATGGCCGGCATCTTCCAGGTTTCGAGCGCGCCGATCCAGAACACGCGCTACCCGGTGAACGTGCGCCCGCACGCGCAGAGTCTGCGCGCGCTGCGCACGCCGGGCGGCAACACGGTGGCGGACGCGCTCGACCAGACGCAAGCGGCGCTCGACCAGATTTTCGCGACCCTGACTTCGCCGCTCCCGGCGCCGCAGCAATTCGGGATCACGGATCAATCGGGAGCGCTGATTGCCTGGATCGGCAACCGGCTGGTCGGCAGCCAGCAATTCCTCGGCGGCTGGTTTAAGCAGCTTTATGTCGGCGGCGGCAGCCCGGCGACGGCGCCCTTCTTCGCGGACACCTCCGGGCGCGTGGTGGTGGGGCAGAACGGCCAGGTCTTTGTGCTCGACGCTTACGGCAACACAGGGGCCTGGCTTGGCACCCAGAGCGAAGGCAGCCAGAACGTGAGCGGCGCCGTGGCGGCCACGGGGGCGATCCGGCTGACGGTCACGGGACACGGCTACCGGAACGGGGACTGGGTCAACGTGGCGAGCGTGGGGGGCGTGCCGAACGCCACCGGGCAGTGGCTGATCTCGGTGTACGACGCCAACCATTTCGACCTGCTGGGCTCGACTTTCTCCGGGGCATACACGTCCGGAGGAACCGTCAACCGGTTTTTCGGCGGAGGAGCGTTCGAGACCCTGGCGGTGGCAGCCGGGCAGCGGATCACGAACGCGGCGAACAACGGATCGGGCCTGGTGCGGCTGACCATCCCGAGCCACGGATACGCCACCGGTTACGCGCTGGTGGTTTCGAACGTCGGAGGGGTGCCGGGGGCGAACGGGCCGTTTCTGGCGACGGTGATCGACGCCAATACGGTGGACCTTCAGGGCAGCGAGTTCTCCGGGTTATACACGTCCGGAGGGATCGCGATCAACTGGCCCACGGCAAAGCTGCTGGCGCAGGGCGACGGGTCGCTGCTGCTGCAAAATGCGCGGATCACGTCGGTCTCTTCGGGCAACGAGGTGCTGATCGACTCAGGGGAGATTGTAGTGGGGATTGCGGGGACGCCGATTGGCGTGCCGCTGGTCGCCATCACTCCCGGGCAGGTACAGGTCGAGGGAGACGACACCAATGGATACCAGGTGCTCCTGACCTCGGGTACCGGCAGCTCGCAGATCCAGGTTGTGGGCAACGCCGACACTTTCGCGCGCTCGAACCAGGTTACGCTCTCGGCTTATACGCAGGCGACCGGCTACGGACCGATCTTCACCATCAACCAGGCGCGGGGGACGGCGACCTCGCCTGGCGCGACCCAGAGCGGCGACACGGTGGGCGGGTGGATCGTCAACGGATACGGTACGTCGACGCTGGGCGCGGCGGCGATTTACGTGGTGGCGGCGGAGAACTGGACGGCGAGCAACCATGGCGCGTATCTGACCTTCCAAACAACGCCCAGCGGCGGCAGTTCGACTGCCGAGGTGCTGCGCCTGTTCGGCTCGGGCGGCATGGCTCTCGGATCCACCGCCGATCCAGGGGCGGGCATCTTCCTGGCCACCGGCGGATTGCTGCTCGGGACCACCCACACTCCCTCCCTGACTCCGAATGCCAGCGGGCAAATCACCATTGCGGCGGCGGGCAGCAACCAGAACATCGTTCTCACTCCGAGCGGGACCGGATGTATTTCTTCCATCGGTCCGATGCATCTCGATCCAGGGACGTCCACGCAGTACTCGCACGTTCTGTTGCAGGCGAACGGGGCCGGCGCGCTGTCGGCGCAGGTCCTCAGTGCCGGCAACGTACAGCTCCTCTTCGATGCCTACCGCAGCGCGGGATCGTTGCTGGCAGCAAATACAGCCGCGGCGCGAATTGTCGAAAACGCCGGCAACCTGAGCTTCCAGGCGGCCAGCGGACTGACGGTAGGAAGCCCCGTAGTCTTCACGACGGCGGTGACTATCCAGTTGAGCACGGGATTTGCGGGATTCGGCGGCAACACGTCGGCGGCCTATCCGGTGGATGCCACCGGAAGCATCAATGCGAGCGGTGCTTACCTGGTGGGCGGCACGCAGGTGGTGGGATCGCGCCGGACCGGATGGACGATTCCGACCGCGACGCTCTCCCGCTCCGGATTGACCAACTCTTCGACCGCGACGCAGGTGCTCGAAACGCTGGCCGCTCTGGTGACCGATCTGATGACCACCGGAATTATCGGCACGTAGCGCCGGGAACGAAATGGAGAGAAGTCCGATGATGCAGACGATTCAATTGACGACCGAAGAACTGAGCCAATACCGCGTGCTGGCGGAACACCTGGACGGCTTTGTGGCCGGCGCGAGCGCTCTCGCGGAGCAGCTCAAGCGCAAGCAGGTGCAAGAGCTGATCCAGTCGCGCCGCGGCACCCAGGAGACGAAAGCCGCAGCGGAGCCCGGCCCGGCACCCGAAAGCGGGCAGCAGGAGCACAAAAATGGCCAGTAACCGACCGGCGCGATACCGCGGCGCCTCCTTCGCCGACAACGGCCTGGTGCAAACCGCCCAGGACAATCGCAATATCGCCTTACAGGAGGGCGGCCAGCTCCAGAACGAGGGGCAGACGCTCTACAACGAGACCGGGTCCAACACCGACTACTACAGCGACCAGCAAAAGGGATATCAGGACCAGGCCGACCAGGCCTATGGCCAGCTCCAGCAGACGCCCGGCTACACCGACCAGGAAGCGGCGCAGATCGACCCGAACTTCGCGCAGTACCAGACGGGCTCGGACGCGCTGAATCAGCAGTACCTGACCGGGGCCGAGCAGAACGCGATCGCGGGCAACCCCGCCGCGGCGATGGGGTATTACGACCCATCGCAGTTGACCCAGTTCGAGCAGCACGGAGACCAGATCCAGGACGATGCGACGCAGAACCTGCAGGGCAACCTGACCGGAGCGCAGCAGGCGGGGGCGAGCGCGGCGGACCGGACGCTGACCAACGAGGGAAGCAGCCTGGTGAGCGCTTTCGGGGACGAGAGCGCAGGGCTGAAGGCCGCGGTCGATCCGTCCCAGCTCGGCCTGTCCCAAGGCTTCTCTTCCAACTACCTGATGACGCCCGGGCAGCAGCAGGATATGGTCACCGCTGCCGGCACGACGGCCGGCAACCAGTTCCGCGCCTCGGAAGACCAGATTCAGCGGCAGGCCGCGGCGCAGGGCAATACCTCGCCCGCGGCGGTAGCGGCCATGACGGAGCAGATGGACCGGGACTCGGCGGCGAGCGCGGGCGACGCCATGACCGAGGCGCGGATCGACGCCTCGAACGCGGCGGCGCAGCGGTCGCAGACCGAAGAACAGATGCGGCTGGGGACGGCGCAGGACATCAGCTCGCGGGAGCAGCAGAACGCCACCACACTCGGCAACACCCAGATCCAGGCCGCGGAGACCTACGGCCAGCAGGGGCAGCAGAACGACCTGGCGCAGGAGCAGGCCGCCATGAATGCGGCCTCCGAAGGGGGCGAGGCGGCGCTCTCGACGGCGGCGCGGACGTCGGCGAGCGACGTGGCGCTGGCGCAGCAGGAGCAGCAGACGGGGCAGACGCTGGCCGGCACGGCGGACCAGGAGGCCTCGCAACGCGCCACGACGCTGGCGACCAACCGGCAGGCCACCACGGGGAACGTGCAGAATACGCAGTACAACCAGGGCATGCAAACGGCGGAGGCGGGGTCGCAGGCGGGGCAGACGGTCGCGAATGAGCGGATCGCGGGGCAGAACACGTACCGGCAGTATCTGGGCGGCCAGTCGAATACGATGCTGAACGCCTCGCAGACGGCAAGGGGCCAGCAGATCGGGGCGTACGGCGGGCAGACGAGCGCGTACGGTACCCAGATGGGCGCGACCAACCAGGCGACCTCGACGGCGGTGAACGCGAACGGGCAGCCGGGAACGGCCGACAAGATCATTGGGGGGATCACGGGCGCGATCAGCGCGCTCGAGGACGGCGGGGCGGGAAAGAAGGGCAAGCTCGCAATCGTCGGGGAACACGGGCCGGAGTGGGTGGGGCCGCTCGAAGACGGCGGGATGGCCCCCGGTTCCGCCGCCGGGAACATTCCGCGATACGGCGGCGCGCCGCCGACGGTCTCGATGCTCCAGCCGGGCACGCAGCCCGCGCCGCAGCCCGCCGCGCCGCAGCCGCCGACCTATCAGCCGCCGTTCGGCGCGGGATCGCCCGGGGCTCCGGCTTCCACCATGCAGCCGGCAATGCCGGCGCCGCCGCCGGCCTCGGCGACTTCGGCCGCACCGGTGCAGGCGCAGGCGCCCTCCGGCTGGCAAAGCCGCCAGCAGCCGGCCCGCTATGGGCAGAAGAGCCGCAACTCCAGTGCGTGGGGCGCGCCGAACCAGGGGAGCGGCAGCGGATCGAGCCGGTCGAGCGGGAGCTCCGGCGGCTCTTCGTCTTCGGCCTCCGCGCCGCAAGCGCCGCAGATGTACGACGACGGCGGATCCGTCAACAGCAACGGAGACGATCTGAGCGCCGCGCTGGGGGATTTTGCCCGGTACGACGCAAGCCAGGGGATGGGTGCACCGACGGGGGGAATCGGCCCGAACTCCCTGGCCACACAAAAGAACCCGGGCTTCTGGCAGCGCTACCGCGCGCAGACACAGGGGCAGCAGGGAAACGGCGGCGGAACACGGCCCTGGAGCCCGGTGGACACCTATTCGGGTATCGGCAAAGCGGCCGGCACGGTAGCGGCGGCCCTGCTGGCGGACGGGGGAACCAGCCAACCGATGCCGGGAGTCACCCCGACACCGGGCGGCGGCGCCATCGTCACGAGGCCTACGCTGGTGGCGCTGGGCGACAAAGGCAAGACCGATGCCGTGGTGCCCTTCAATCGGACCTCGACCACGAAAATGCCGGCGAGCGCGATGCAACTGGTGCGCAGCCGCTATCGCCGCCCGACCGGGCCGGCCGGACCGCACGGGCCGATCCGGCCGCTCGTACCGCTGCATCCCTCGCCCGCGTACCGGTAACCGATCAACAGACGAAAGGACTCACACATGTTTCCGGCATTTACTTCCAACGATTTTTCCATCGCGTTTTCCGCCGCAGCGGTAGCGGCGCGGACGGCCGCCGCTTCCCAGATGCTGGGTGCGATCGGCAATGACGACCTCAAGACCTATCAGGCCGGCGCCGCCGCCTTTCTGGCGAACTCCCCTTCGGTGTGGGGTCTGCCGGTCTGGGCGTTCGATATCGTCGTGACGCCCAAGGGCCACCTGGTGAATGTGAGCTGCGGAGGTGAGCAGTACGACGTCGTCGTCGATCCTCCCGGCCAGGTGCCGGACGGCTGCACGAATCCCGTGCCCGGTACGCGCAACGTCACGAACCCGAACGCGGGGCGGTAGGAGCGACCGATGCGACTGGCGATCCTGTGGGCCGCGGCGGCCCTGTCCCTCGCCGCCCAGACCATCGCGTTCTCGCCGCAGCAGGTGTCCGCAAAAGGCGGACAACTGACCTTGTGGGCGGTGGACGTCTCGGCTCCCGGCCAGGCTTCGGTGCCGGCGGCGCAGATTTACGCCGTGGCGGCCTCGCACGGAGTGGGGCACGTGGACGCCACGCTGGCGCAGACGATTCTCTCCACGGCCGCGGGAAGGTCGCCGCTGGCCATCGGGGTGAAGTTCCTGGGAGCGGCGTCGGCACTGGCGGCGGTGGCCACCGTCGTCAAGAACCAGGGCGTGGTATCGTCCACGACCTCCAGCAGGATCCAGAACGGCGCCATGGTGGGCGCGGGAGTGGCGGCGATTCTCTTGCCCTACCTGCAAAAGGAAGTGCCGGCGACGCCCGACCCTGCGATTGCCGCCGAGCTGCTGGCGGGCGAACTCAAGCTGGGCGCGAACGGCGCGGGCTCGGCGCTGTTCTATTCGCTGCCCAGCCAGGTCCAGGCCTTTATGGAGAAGCTGCCGTGAAACAATACCTTGCCCATTGGGCAGCCGGCGGAGGACTGGCGCTGCTCCTTTCGGCCGCGGCGCGAGCGCTGCCGGAGCCGCTGCCAACGGGCTCGCGCCTGTACGGATTCTTCTACCGGTTCGCCCAGAACATGCTCGCGAACTTCGATAAGGGAGGCCAGCCGAAATGACGCCCGCGATCGCTCTCGATCCCGCCGTGTTCGCCGCCGGCGGGCTGATGTCCTTCTCGGGCGGGACGGACCCCGCCAAGGCCGGTTTGGTGGGGGCTCTGCTGAGCGGCGCCATCGAGGAACTGACGCACTCGAAGTCCTCTCACGTCGCGCTGGTTCTCCCGGCTTCCTACTGGCCCGATGGAAAGCCGTGGATCGTGGAATCGACGATCTGGGGAAAGGTCTCGGGGCCGCAGTTCAACGAGCTCGGCCCGCGATTGCAGATCGACTACGCCGCCCGGGGCGGCCACGCCGCGCTCTTGCGCTTCCAGCCGGAATTCGCGCCGGAGTGGAGCGGCGTCTGGACGGCGGCGCAGCAGTTGATGGCCCAGGTGAAGGCGGGCACGCTGCACTATTCGGTGAAGCGGCTTTTCGCGGATGCGACGGAGCGGAATCTCGCCTTTGCGGCCTTGCCCGTGGCCGGGATTCTCGGCCTGCTGGCGCAGCAGGATCACGGCCTGGTGTGCTCGGAGTGCGCCGGGCTGCTGATGCAGGCGGGCGGCGTGGACGCGAAGGCGAAGGCGGCCGGGATTGCGTGGCTGCCGAAGGTCGAGCCCGTCGCGGGGCAGCCCATCGGATGCGCGCCGCAGGACCTGCTCGACATGCCGATCTGGCAGGCCGCGGTTCCGGTGCTGTAGGACTTTCCCGGAAACTTCGCGAAGTTTCCTTCAGACTTTCAGCGGCGCTGGCACGCCGCGGTTCCGGTGCTGTCAATCGCCTACGGCGCAGGGAGGAGAACCCAATGCTGAACGACCAGACGAATATAGCGATCTTCTGTGGGCTGCTGCTCGGACACGCGGTCTGCGATTTTCCGCTGCAGGGTGATTTTCTGGCGCGGGGAAAGAATCACGAGGCGCCGATTCCCGGCGTGCCCTGGTGGATCTGCCTAGCGGCCCACGCGCTCATCCATGGGGGCGCGGTCGCGCTGGTTACTGGGAGCCTACCGCTCGGAGGGGCCGAATTCGTCGTGCACATGGCGGTCGACTACGGCAAGTGCGCGGGGTGGTTCGACTTCAAGACCGACCAGCTACTGCACGTCATCTGCAAAGCAGTCTGGGCGATGCTCGCGGTGTAACCCATGGCCATATACGATGCGCTTGATCCGGCGAAGCGATATAAGGGGCTGCCTGGACAGGACATGCTCGCCCCTGTACTCGCGGTCCCGGACTTCTCTACGCTTGGCGACTCGACCGGCACCATGTATTCGGACATGCAGCCGAACACGGACGCGCTGCCGACACCAACACCGATTCCGCCGCCCACTCCCTTAGCCACCACGGGGCCGGCGCGCCAGGTGGTGACGGCACCGCCGCCGGCGCCCTCGCCCGATGCGTCGTGGAATGGTGCCAAGCAGGTGGCGCCGCCGGTTTCTCCCGCCTTGACGCAGCTCCGCGCGCTGAAACCGCCCGCGCCGCCGGGAAAGTCGTACGATGCGAACGGCAACCTGGTGGATGACGCCTCCACCAAGCCGAAGTGGTACCAGCGCCTCGCGGCGGCGGCGCTTGGCGGCGCTGCCGGATATGTGAACGCGGCAGGACGGTCCTACATTCCGCCGGCGCAGGTGCAGCAAGGAGAACAGAACATTCTCGCGCCGGGCTACGCGCAGAAGCGCGCGCAGTACGAGCAGCAGCGGGCGGACCTGCAAGGCCAGGCGAGCCTGGATCTTCAGGAGCAGCAGCAGCAGGCGCTTGAAGAGCAGCGGGAGGCGACGGCCGAGTGGCGGAAAAGTCAGGCGGACGTGGCCGCGAAAGCGGAAGCGGACCGCGCCAAGGCAACCCAGCAGCGGATTGACGATCAGCAGTCTGCGACGAACCAGAAATTCCTGGAGGATCAGCTCGCCGGACGTAAGTCGGATTCCCAGTATCAGCAAGAATCCGATCCGCGCCCGGCTGGCTACGGGTTCGTTCCCGATCCGAAACGGACGGGATGGGGATGGGCCACGCCACCAGCGTGGATGAAAGTCACCGATGACCTGGCCCCGTACGTGGCCGGCCGCAAGATCGGCGACATGATCCCGTGGAGCGAGTTTAAGCAGGCGCAGAAAACGGCCGGGGCCAGCGCAATCAATCAGGAGAAGCCAGCCAAGTACGACCCGCATTTCCAGGCTTACCTCGATAAGAACAATGGAGACATCGCCAAGGCGCTGGCGGACCAGCAGCAGGATGAAGTCGCCAAGGCTTTGGCGTTGAGGCAGCCAAAGGAACCATCCGCGCAGCAGCTCGCGCAGCAGCACAAAGACACCGTGCGGCAGCTCGCGCAGCGCGCCATGAACGACAGCAGAGCGGGCGGCGGTTCGACCTACGACGATGCGATCCGCAACGTGCAGCAGTTTTACACGGGGCCGGACGAAACGGAGATGCAGGAGAACCGCGACGACGTGATTGCCCAGTTGAACGCGTGGAAAATATCGGGGATCACTCCGGAGCTGCGGCAGGCCCAGGCCGACAAAGCGAAGAACGCCGGCGGGGCGTTTGCTGGAACGCTTGTGGATGCCAACGGAAATCCGATCTCTGCTACTGGCGGACGTGGCGGAGCTCCCTCCGCGCCATCGGGTGGAGGTGGCCGCGGCGCTCCGCCGGCACCGGCCGCCGGGAACGGCGCCCCTCGAGGTTCCGCACCGCCCGCGCCCGCGCCGAAGCCTGCCCCTACTCCGCCACAGGCCGCCGGCCCGAAGCCGGCAGGAGATCCTAACGCGAAGATTACCGTCAAGCTCCCCAATGGGAAGTTCGTCACTGGAACACGGGAACAAATTGATGCCTTCGCCGCCGAGGCGGGCCTGAAGATCAGTTCTCGATAGCATCGTGGCCGATCAAACTATCGATTACGACAGCCTTGCTCAAAAGCACGGCATCCAGCTCTCCGACGAGCCACCTACTCCCGTTGTGCCCGATTATAGTTCTCTTGCGCAGAAGCATGGTCTGACCTTTTCTGAGGGCCCTCTTACACAGTCCCCTCCGGATTACAACGCTCTTGCGCAGAAGCATGGCTTGACTGTTGCGGATCAAGAGCCAGGCGTGCCACCCCCTCCGCCGGCGCCCGTGCCGGGAATGGAAAAGCTGGGCGGCGTCCCGCCGGGAGTTCCCCCGCCTCCCAAGCCCCCCGGACTTCTCACCGACCAGGAAACCCGCGCGCAGCAACCGCTACGGCGCTCCAGGACGGGCCAGCTCTACCAGACCACCCCGCAGGGCACCTTCCCCGTGCTCGATGCTCCCGTGAGCGGTGTACGGCACATCGCCGAGGGCGTGGAACAGACCGCCGAACCTGGCCTGCAGCAGAAAGCACTGGGCGGCTCGAAGATCATCGGCGGTTTGGGTGAGGTGGCGACGCCGCTGGCCGTAGTGGGCGGCGTGACGGCGCCGATCGGCACCGCCGCCACGATGGTCGGCGCCGCGGTGGCACAGAAAGGCGCGAGCGCGGCGGCCAGCGCAGCCGGCGCGAGTCCGGAGGTCTCCGAATTCGTGGGCAACGTAGCGGGGCTGCTGGCGGGCGCAGGGGGCGCCGGATACCTGATCCGGAGGGCGTATGTAGCGGCGGGCTCACCGGAGGTCAAGTTTGGCGGCACCTTCGAGGAGCCCAAGGCGTTCCGCGACATGACGGACGAGGAGCTGGTGGCGCAGGCCAACGCCATCGAGCAGAATCCGCCGAAGAACTACCGCTGGCAAAAGGAACAGATCGTCCAGGAGGCAGCGCGGCGGCAGGCCGAGCGAGGGATGGCGGGCGCCAGTCCTGCGCCGCCGGAATCGGCGACCGCCGCGGCGCCGTCGCCCGCTGCACCCTCGCCCGCAACGCCCGCGCCCACCGCCGCGGCGGCGACCGTGCCAGAAGCGCCCGGGACGATGCAGGCGCAGGTGGAGCAGCTCCGGTCCGGCGCCCGCCGCGCCGTCATGTTCCCGAAGGGAACGGCACTCACGCGCCGGCCCAAGGGGATGAAGGTCTACCAGGATTCTTTCGGCAACACGTTCTACTACAATCCGGCGCTGGCAAACGTTCAGTCGATCGACCAGGCCGTGGCGCAGAACCGTCTCAACGAGCTGCTGGGCGCGACCGACGGCGGTACGGGCGCCCCGGACAAGACGCAGCTCGACGACAGCACGACGGTGGCGGTGACGGCGAAGGACGCCTCGGGCGAGACCGTGCAGTCGACGGTGACGGATCAGGCGCACCTGCCCGAAACCATCGCACAGACCCAGAAGCTCACGCCGGAGGGCGGGTCGGTGGAAGTCGAGCCGCCGGAGCACGAGATCGCACACCGCCTGTCGGCGGCCAACGGCGGCGAGGAAATCACGCGCGGAACGTCGGAGATTCCGGTTACCCCGGAGGGACGGGAGCAGGAAGCCGAGGCGGCGGAGAAGCTGGAGGGCATCGACAAGGTATTTGCGGGGCCGCTGGCGCGCACCCAGGAGATGGGCCAGGCCATCGCGGACGCCAACGGCGCACCGATGGAGACGGTGCCGGGGCTGCGGCCGTGGGCGCTGGGCGAGCTGGAAGGGCAGCCGCACGCCGACACGAAAGATACCGTCGAGCGGCTGATGAAGGAGGCGCCCGACGTCGCGCCGCCGGGGCAGGGGCCGCTCTCGCAGTATCCGGGCGAGTCCCACAACCAGTTCATCCGGAACTTCACCGGGGCCATGCAGCCGATCCTGGCTGACTGGATGCGGAATCCGGAACAGCGATTTGCGGTGGTGAGCCATTCGCGGGATGCGCGCGTGCTGCGGGCCTGGGTGGAATCCGGCATGCCGGCCGATCCGAACGGGATCGACAAGAACCTGCTGGACGCGCCGGTGCCGGAGCCGGGGCAGTTCGTGCGGCTGTACCGGCCGGTGCAATGGATGCGGCCGGCGTGGCCGCCTGGAATGCCCATGACTCCGGCGCCGGCCGGGCCCTGGAAGATCGAGCCCGCGACCGACAGCAGCCAGCCGGGCATCTACCTGGTGCGGCACGGGGAGACGGAGTGGAATCAGGGCGGCGCGATCGGCGAGGCACAGCCGCCGGCACATGAGTTTTCCTCGACCCAGGTCCAACTGCCTCCGGACGTCGCCAACCCGCTGATGCAGTATGGCGACCAGATCCCGGACCAGGATCTGGCCGGGGACGGCCGCGAGAGCGAGCCGCACATCACCGTCAAGTACGGGCTGCATGGAGCGGACCCGGACGCGGTTGCGGAACTGCTGCGGTCCGAGCCGCCGATTACGGCGACCTTGGGGCGGGCTTCGCTGTTCCGCAACGACGATGCCCATGTACTGAAGGTGGACGTCGATTCCACAGACCTACACCGGCTGAACGCGAAGATTGCCCAGCTTCCCAACGGCGACAAGCATCCGGATTACCAGCCACACGCCACTATCGCCTATCTGAAGCCGGACGCGGCGATCTCGGGGCGGTACGACAGGGCGGCCATTCCGGGAGTAACGGGGCGGACGGTGCGGATCGGCTCCGTCGTGTTCTCCGGCAAGGACGGGCGACGGGTCGAGATTCCGCTGGGCGGCGCGCCGGACGCTGGAACCGCCGCCACGCGATCGCGGGACCTGGCCGCCGGCTCCGGCGGCCCGATATCCACGCGGCCGCAGGCGCCGGAAGTGGCGGCCGGGCCCGCCGGTGCTCCGCCGGCTCCGCTGAACATTGCGGGCAACCCGCCGCCGCTTCCGGCGGCGCAGGCCCCGGCGGAGGTCGGCCCGGCGAGGCGCGGGGAAATGGCGCCGCCACGCCCGCCGGCAGAGGTGGCCAGGGAGCCCGTTGTCCTTCAGGATTTCGTGGCAGGGCGCGGCGGTTTTGCCTCCCCGGCGCGTATGGTGGTGCGGTCGCTGCGCCCTGTCGGCGCCGAGGAGATCCGGCAGGCATTCTTCCCCGACATGGGACCGGACCAGCTTCAGATCGAGAAGCTGCGGGCGGACGATTTCATGAGTGCGGTCGAGCCGGGAAGGCAACCGTTTCGATTGCAGTTTCTGAAAAACGGCCGTCACGTGGAGGCGCCGCCCGGAATCGAAACGCGGCTCGGCCTGAGAGCGGGCGAGAATTATCACGGGCCGGTGCCGGCGGAGCCGCAGAGGCCTGCCGCGCCGGCGCTGCCGCCGGGAGCGACGCCGCCACCGCCTCGACCCCAGTTTTCGGGCGGCGCCGCGCCGCCCGCTCAAGAGGCGCCGAGACTGGCGGCCCAATTAGGTCCGGCGAGGCCGGCAGGAACGATCGCTGCAGGGGCGCTCGAAGATGCGCCGCCGCGGAGCACGGAACCGATTCCAGCCGAGGCGCCGGCGGCGGCCCGCGCTGCGCCTCCTTCGCTGGGCCAAACCGGCCGCGAGATTTATCAAGCCTGGCGTGCCCTTGCGGAAGGGCCGCAACCTCCACGTGCCAGCATCGAAGGCTACGTGCCGGGCCTCGGAAGGTTTGGAATGCGTGGCGGTAAGATCCAGGTGCTGCACTCCACGCATATGGGCCGCGGGCGCGGGTACGCTTCGACATCGCGTGACGCGACGGCATCCGAAATCCAGGCCCTTCACGATGCGATTGACCGCGGCCAGTTTCAAGTGGAGCAGCGCACCGTTCGGGGCGCCCTGGGGGTGCGAGAGCACGCCGATGCTGGGGCATTGGAGAAAGTGCTACATCAGGCAACCGGCAGGCCCTTACCTGAATTTCTGGGAACGGACGAAGGAAAGGAGTGGGCCCGCCGCACTCATTACGAAGATGTAATGAGGTCCGCCGACCCGGCGGCAGCGAAGCTCCGGCCGGCAGAGAACCGCGGGCTGTTCGAGGAGGAAGGGCCGGAGCAGGGCAGCCTGTTTTCCGCGTCGGTGGCGCCCCGCATGGCGGTCCGGGACCAAGTCTACTATACGGGCGCGGGTTTGGGCTGGCACGCGGCGCAAGCGCGGCTAGAAGCGATTCCGCTCGATCCACAGGAAGCGCCGTACGCGCACGCCTATTTGGCGAATCCCAGCGGTATCGAATTGCTGGGCCGCATCGGCAGCCCGGGCCTTCCCGCGGACTATGCCGCACTGCACTACGGCGGAATCACCGTCGCCCCGCAAGATACATGGACGCTGCTGGCCCGGATCGACAGGGAGATGGAGCGCGGCGGCCGGCCGGGATTGCGGCAGTTACGGGAAGCTACGGAGGGCGCCGCGCGGGCGGGCAAGTCGCTGGTGCTGGTCAAGGATCACGCGCAGATGCCCGACGCCATGCGGCAGGTGTCGCTCGACGAGGAGATCGGACACGCGATCCAGGCTTCGGCGTCGGGCGGCGATTTAAACGCCCACATCGAGGGCTCGCAGGCGACGTTCTTCGAGGACGGGGACGCCCGGGCTGCGGCGCGCGCACTGGCCGGGCGCGGCTACGGGGATGTTTCCGCCGGCCAGATGGCGGCCGAAATCGGAGTGCGGCTGATGGCCCCTGGCCGTTTCGCCGAATTGAGCCTACAATACGGGCAGGCGCGGAGACTGGCGGCGCTTTACCTCCGCACGCTGCGAAAGGAATATGGCCGTGTCCCAGAGACCCGAGAGATTGCCGGACGAATCCAGACCGCTTTCCGACGCGGAGATCGACCTGGCGGCGGAGAATACCCATCGCGCGCTGGAGGCGCTGGACCGGCAGGGAGAGGCGGGCCTTCAGGCGGAACTGGATCGCTTATATCCGGGAACGCCGGCGAGCTCGCCGGACTTCCGGAAAGTTCCGCTCGCGGGGCTACCCCACAGCCACGCGCTGGAGGAACTCCACCCGGCGCCGCTCCGGACCGCCCGGTACGATCCGCAGAATCCGCCCCGGTAGGCCGCGCCGGAGAGCGCGGGTTCGTCAACGCTTCCATCCTCACGACTCCGCTTACGGCCGCGGGTAAGGCGCTGGGCGTTCCGGAGTTCATCGAGCAGGACCTGATCCCCACGCTGAAGGGCGCCAAGGAAGGCGCCAAGACCCTCGTCAAGGGACTGGTGGAAACCATCCTGCCGAAGGTGGGCGTATCGAGCAAGGCGCTCGATTCCATCTACAAGCTGAAAGGCGACCGGGACAAAGAAGAGTTTCTGTTCCGCGCGGCGGCGCAGCAGTTTGCGGATTCCGTGGGAGCGAAGGCCGACCCCGCAGTGGTTGCCCAGGTGGCGGCGGCCCGGCCGGACCTGAAGGCCAAGGGACTCACCCCGCTCCAGGCGTTCCAGGTGGATTTCATGGACCGGATCAAAACCGGCCAGCGGCAGCTCACCCCGGAGCTGCAAAACACCGCCGACTTTTTGCGCCAGGCGGATGACGGCCTCTACAAGGCCCAGACCCAATACCGCAACGTGGCCTGGCTGGAGAATCACCAGCGGGTGATGTGGAAGACGATTCCGGGCAGTAAGACGGACAGCTTTAAGGGCGTGGGGCAGCGGCCATTGCAGGGTTCCAAGGGGCAGTTCAAGCGGCACGTGTTCCAAAACATGAGCGAAGGGATCGAGTTGGGCGGCGTTCCCTTCGACTACAACCCGGTTGAAAATTTCACCCGGCATTACGTGGACGTGATGAAGTTTTTGACCGCACAGAAGTGGTGGGAAGAAGCCCGGAAGATGAAGGCGCGGGTGTTCGTGCGGTTCGGGTCGAAGCCGCCGGACGGGTTTGTGAAACTGGACGACGGCATCGCGCGGACGTTTTTCTCCGTACCGCAGGGGATGGTGAATGCGGGCGAGTGGTACGTGGAACGCGGCATGGCGCGGCTGATGAACAACTATCTCAGCCGGGACCGGCTGCGGGAGCAGGACACGGCGCTCGGCACGCTAGGCCAGGCCGTGATGGCGGCCAAGAACGGCTACACGGCGGTCGAGCTGGGATTCAGCGGCTTCCACGCGGTATTCGAGACGATGGAGTCCGGCGGCTCCTCGATCGGCCTGGGACTGCGGAAAGCCGTCAACTTGGGAGACGTCGCCGGCGCGCTGAAGGACATTGCCAAGGGATTGGGCGTGGCGCCGGCAGCACGGGAAAACTGGCGACTGGGAAAGTCGGGGGAAGAATACCTTCGGGACCCCGCGGCGTTTGCGCAGACGTCCGAGGGGCAGGCGCTGCTGAAAGCGTATCCCGACGCCCGGCAGCTCATGGAAGATTTGTTTCAGGGCGGCGGACGTCTCGACGTCTACAACGATTACAAGCAGCACACCATCCGGGCGTTCCGCGAGGCGGTGGGCCAGCGGAATTACCTGGGCGCCGGCGTCCGCTCGCTGGGGGCCGCGGCGGAAGCGGTTATGGTGCCGCTGTTCGAGTGGTACATCCCGCGCGTGAAGGTCGGGGTGTTTCTGAAGGAATACTCCACCGAACTGCTGGAGCGGCAGGCGGAGATCGCGAGCGGGAAGGTGAGCCGGGCGCAGGTCGCCCGCGAGGTGTGGGACTTCGTCGAGGACCGCTTCGGCGAGATGAACTTCGACAATTTATTCTGGAACCGGACCTTTAAAACGGCCATGCAGATCCTGATGCGCTCCGTAACCTGGAAGGCAGGCAGCGTGCGCGCGGGCGTGAAGGCGCCGGGCAACCAAGTGCGCGAGCTGTGGAACGCGGCGCAAGAGAGGCGTCGGCCGCGGCTGACTCGGGAGTTTTCCTGGCTGCTGGGCATGGCGGGGCTGACGGCGGCGATCGGCACCGTCATCACGTTCGCTTTTGCCCACCAGTGGCCACACGAGCTGAAGGACGTCTTTTACCCGCGGACCGACGCCAACGACCCGAACCAGCGGGTCGCGCCGCCGACGTACGTCAAGGAATACGACGCCATGCGCCGGCATCCGCTGCGATGGGCGGCAGGCGGCGTGAGCGGTACGCTGGAGCGAACCATCGAGGTCTTGCAGAACCAGGACTACTTCCACCAGAAGATCTGGAACGACGACGACTCCGAGGCCCAAAAAGCGCTCAAGATCGTGCTGAACTACGCGCCGCGGCCGATCGCCTGGCAGAGCTTCCAGCGGATGCAGCAGGAAGGCGCGGGAGCCGCGCGCGCGGCCGCCAGCTTCGCGGGATTTCCGAAAGCTCCGCGCTATGTGACGGAGACCCCGGCGGAGGAGTTGATCTCACGCTATCAGGACGAGGCGCGGCCGGCGGGCGGCTGGACCAGCGACGAACGGAGCCGCATCAAGAACCGCGTGACGGGGCTGCTCCGCGCCAAGCGCGACGCGGAAGCCACGCAGGTGGCGCTCGAAGGTCTGCGCGGTGGCAAGGTTACGCTGGAGGATATGCGGCAGGCCGCGGCGCGAGCCGAGGTCGGGCGTCTGGCGGCCGACTTCGAACGGCTGCCGCTGGCGCAGGCCATCCAGGTGGCGGCCGTAGCGACGCCCGAGGAAAAGCAACAGATTCTGCCCGAGCTGGGGAAGAAGCTCGACCGGCAATTCGACAACTTGCCGGCCGTCGAGCAGCAGAAGCTGCTCCGGGAAATGCGGCAGTTGCACTTAATTCAATAACGCAGGAGACACACCATGAAGCTCGATTCCGTTGCCGTTGTGGCCATCATTGTGGCCGTCGGCGAGGCGCTCAATTTCTTCCTGTTCCTGCGGATTCGGGTCTCCCAGCTCGAGAGCGAAAAGCGGGTGCTGGATGAAGTGGACCTGAAGTACGTCCGGAAGGACTCGGCGGCGGTGGCGGTCAGGGTTCAGCCGGAACACGGTTAGGGCCGGGCCATCTGATGGAGTCAGGGTAGAAGTACGGGCAGGTGAACGAACGGTGCGGTGTGAAATAGGGGCTCTGCGGGTTGTGGCAGTCGCCGATGATCGCGGTTTTGGCCGCGACTTCTCCGCCGCCATCCCAATACTCGCAGTTCCCGCAGATCTTCTCCGGCACTACCGATCCTCGCGCGGTTCTTCATTCAGATACTGCCGAATCGCGTCCGGCAGCGGTCCGGTGTAAACGAAAGTTCCCACCGGCGTGGTGACCGGCTCGGGTGGCATCAGACTGAGCAGACGCACGGCTTGGTCCCGTAGCGCCGCGCAATGCGCGCAACCGTGGATGCTCGCTCGGATACGCTGGACCTCCTTTAGAATCCGCTCGCGGACAAGGGCCGATTCCGCTTGTGTCAGGGTCGTCATTGGTCAGGAGATCATTCCCCGCTTCGCCATTTCCCGGAAAATTGAGACCGTCACCGGATGCTCGGGGTGCTCTCTCCGGGTGCGCATCAGGTATGCCAGGCCATCGGAAACGATGGAAAAGTCGGCAATCTCCGTTCCGGGGAATGAGAGCAGGCAGATCAGCTCGTCGATGATTTTCGCCGCTTCGGGATCCGTCACCTGGAGACCATTATGCGCCCACTACGGTTCATCGAGGTACAGCCGGAGCCGGAGATTTACGAGCTGGTCAGTTGGGATCTGCCGGGCTACAAGCGAGTTGGGATAGCATGTCGGAATGTCTCCCATGACGCATTCCGACGCGATCCAGATGGTCCAGCTTCTGGCGCGAATCGCGCACGCGCTTGAGTCCGTTGCCAAAGCACAGGACCCGCACTTCAAGCCGCTGGAGCCACTCCGGGCGGGGAAGCCTCCTCGTTAACCAGCGACATCGGCAGGGTGGGCAAAATCGAGCGCACCACATCGAGCGCTGCGGAAGCTTCAAGCTGCGAGGCGCCGCACTCCTGCGCCATCGCGATGAACTTTGCGGCTAAGAGAATCGTAACGGGGCTGCTTCCGGCCAGGCGCTCGATTGCGGGGTCCATGCAGTTCCCATCATAGCCGGGCTACTCCGTCCAGCGCTTCAACTCCCACCCGACCTGTCCCCACTTCCAGGATGCCAGCCAGCAACCGAACGGCCCGCGCTCGATCTTCGGGCGAATGAGCCGGGCGCTGTAGCACTTGCCGCGGCGGAATCGCAGAATCTTGTCGCCGAGGCGGAGCCTGAAAAGAACGGCCATAATGGTGAATGGATGGCTGAGCCGCTTACTGTCGAATGGTTCGGAGAGCTGATACGAGCGCTTCGAGCTGAGATGGATCGCGTCGTGCGCGAAGGTCTTGAACCAGTGGCAGCCGGCCAATTGCCTGCCGCGCCTGCTGAATTTCGAGATCGAGAGCGGCAGCGTCAATTGCGGGAGTTTTCCGAAGAAGAGAAACTACCGCCATCTGGCCGGCGTAGACCTCCAGGACCAGTTCAGTGAGAATCGCGATCAGCGCGTAGGATTCGTCTTCAGGCATCGAGTTTTTCCTACCGTTTTTCCTGCCGGAGAACCGGGACCTTATCTCGCCCGGACTGAATCTACCTCGGCCAAGGTCATCGGCCGCGGTCGCTTTTTCAGCCGGGGCCAGAGTTTCCGGATGGCCTCGATGGCCGCCCTCTTTGCGTCGTTCTCTCGCCGCTGGCGGTGCTGGCCGTCCAGGTATTTGAGGTAGAGATCAATGTGGGCGTATTCCAAGGCGTCGCGCCGAACGGTCTTTCCCCCGCCGATCGGCACGCGGGCAGGAAGAGCCATGGCCGCCGCGCGAACTTGCGGAGAAAGCCACGCGGATTCCTGGTCTTGACGCCGTCCCTTTGCTCGTTCGGACCGAATTGCACCGGTGAAGTGCTTCGTCCGGAGGAAGGCGTCGAGCTCCGTGAGAAATTCCGGCTCTGCCATTGCCAGCAGCTTGTCGACCAGATTGGCGGAGGGCTCTTTGGGGTACAACAAAATCGCCCTTTGAGCAATCTCGGCCGATTCCTTGAGGAGATCCGCCACCGATCTCGTAGGTGGCTGCCTAAGCGTCGCTTTCACTTGTACACCTCCTGCACCTGATCTCCGTGTATTGGGCTAAAGTGTCACTTTTAGCCACAGTCTGCAATTCACCGTTTTTCCTGCCGGAGGATCGGGACTTTGCATTCCTTGCCGTCGACGTCCAGCACCCAGAGATCGGATTTTTCCTGCGCGTACTTGATCTGCTCTCCCACGATGAACCGGCAGCCGTGCTTCCGGTTGCGGAGGGCGGTGGCGAGGATCGGGCCGCCCTGGCGGCGCGAGTCCTGGATGATGTACAGGTAGTCGTCCCCCGCGATCAGCAGCTCGTTGATTTTGACCGTGACGTGCTGAATGGAGGTTGTGCTGGTGGAGCGTGCGTTCACCGTGCCCGATGTGTTGCCGCCCGTGGTCGTCGCGTTCACGGTCCCATTGGCGTTCGTGCTGGTGACGGCGCCGGTGGCGTAGGTCTCCTGGCTGGTGGAGGAGTCCCGTACCATGCCGAGCTTCCAGGCGCGTTCCTTCTTGGCGGCTGGCATGGCTGGGATTACTGCTGCTGCGAGAACGATAACCAACATCCGCTGGAGCATGAAAAACCTCTTCTAGTGTGAGATGGCTTGGCCGAACAGCCAAGCAAGAACCTTCCAAACCACCGCTAGCATCCCGAGGATTTGAGCTACGGCGACCACCGCCAGTAACAGCAACGCGCTGACAATCGGGATCAGCCGCCCCACGCGCTCGTAGGGACTTCCATTTTCCGGACCGCGCAGTTCCCGCCAGGCATCAGCAAAGTCGTCGCGCCACGCTATTCCTCGTAGGTCGCGCCACCAAGGCTTGAGATCATACTCGCGGAACGTGGCCCACTGTTCGGCAACCCAGCAAGGCGCCTTTCGAGTGGAGATCGGCACGGGTGCTAGTGGCGCCACGCCAGTCACTTCTTTGGCGTATGGCACCGCATTTTCTGGTTCGCAGCCGTCGACAGCTGGGCCCCGGCACCTGAAACAGGCCATCGGACTAACTGAGCCCGTCAAAAAGCGCTCTTGTTCAGCCAAGGCGTAGATGGCGGACGATCCCAATTCAATCTCTCGCCCGCAGATGCTACACCTCGGCACTGCTACGCCGCCTTTTTCTTGTTCTTGCGCGCCCGCGCCCTCTTCGCCTTCAGCTTTTCCGGGTGCTCACGGTAATACTTCTCCCATCGTGCTTTTGCCCCCGCCCGGATAATTTTGGCCTTCTGGTCCGCGTCCATGGTAGCCAAGCCCTTCGGGACCTTGGCCCTTCCGCCCCTACTCCCGGCCTCTACCGTAGACATGACCATCGCTCCTAAAACATAGCATCAAAAAAGCGCTTACTGCAACGCACTTTCCCATTGACATGCAATAAGCTCTTATTGCATAATCGCCTTGTGTTCGAGCAAGCCTTCCAAGTCGCACCGCAGCCGATCTACCAGGGAAAGAAACCAGAGCGGGACCCCTTGTACCGCCGGTTCGTCAAGCGGTTTGCGTGCGTGGCGTGCGGCAAGACTTGGGGAGTGGATCCCTGCCACACCGGGCCGCACGGGACCTCGCAGAAGTCCTCGGACTACTCCTGCATCCCGCTCTGCCGGAAGTGCCATGACGCCTTCGACGCCGATCCCCGGGGCTTCGCGGAGCGACACCAGCTCGACATACCGGCGCTGATTGCCGGTTTCCTGCGTATCTGGAGCCTCAAATTGAAAGGAGCCACTCAATGAAACTCACCTGCCCCACCTGCGATGCCCGGTACAACTGCGACCGCGACGAAGATGGCGCCCCGGAGCTGCCCGGCCAGCGCTGTGCCGATCCCACGTGCCCGGCCTGGCTGTGCCCGAACTGCCTGGAACACCACAGCTTCCACTGCGACGGCTGCGGGGAACGCTTCTGTAGCGACCACGCCGTGCAGATCCCGGACGGGACGCCGAGGCCGCTGAAGTGCTGCGTGGCGTGCGCGGCGGTCCTGGCCCTCGAAGAGCCGGAGCCGGTATGCACCTGCCAGCAGACCGACGTGGACCTGTTCGACGCGCGGGGCTGCGAGCTGCACTACGACATGAGCGCCTACAACTGCCGGATGCGGGCCGCCGGCTCTGCCGTGCAGCAGTATGCCGAGGCGATGGGAGGCGTGGCGTGAAGGTCTACTTCGTCATGGCTGGCGACGGTGTCGGGCTTGTGCTTGGCGGCGAGAGCGAGAGGCCATGCTGATGAAAAGCTCACAACTGCCGGCGGGTTGGGTGAAGCGCCGCGGCCGGAGCGAATACCGCAAGCTGCTTCTCGATGGCACGCTGCTCTACGTCATCCGCGTCCCGGAGCAGGGATGGCTGTTGATGGTGGAAGGCAAGCTGGATAATGCTTACCGCACTGCCGACGACGCAATCGAAAGCGCGGAGGGCAGGTTTGGGGGAGGTGAATGATGGCGAATCAGACGAATCTCGATGCGCGTGCGCTGATCTTCGCGCTGCACAAACACGACGGCGGCCCTCCGGTTTCGAAACTTCCGGGGCTCTGGTACCGCAGGTTAGACGACCAGTGGGAAATCTGGGTCAACGGGCACCTGGAGCCCCTGGCCCTGGCGCGGAAAGATGGCGTTCAGTTCACGGTGCAGCCGGGCGACTGCTATGTGGAGTACAACGGCTGGCCGGCCGGATCGCTCAGTCTCGTCCATGGCTTTGGCATCATTGCTGCCGGCGACGGCGCCAACATCGGGACTTTCTGCGCGGCGCTGCGGAAGGCAGGAGGTGCGGCGTGAACACTTGCGAAGTAGAGCGCACGAAGCGCGTCACTACCAAAAACTTCTCGGGCAAGGTTCTCAGCCGTAAAACCGTCACCGAGAAGTGCGGCACCCCGTTGTTCGGGGCGCTCGAGCGACACACCGGCGTTTGCGGGTCTTGTGCTTCCGGCTGGACGCACCGTGGGAATAAGCCGACCGAGGCGGGGAAGTCGCTCATTCGGGACGTGATTTACAGGGTGTTCAAGAGTTCATCGCTGGAGAAGCTATGACCACCAAGCTCACGAAGCCCGTAACCCGCGAATCGGCCGCAACCGACCGTGGAGTGCCCCTGATCGTCACCCTGCACCCTCGGCACCTGGAGATCCGGGCGAAGGGCACCAGGCGGCGCTACAGCGTCAGCTACGAGGCCTGTATGTGGGTGGCGATCAAGCGCGAAGCGGAGGAGCGCCGGCAAGAGAAGGCGCGGCAACGGAGGAAGTCGTGAAGCACCTGGATACGCGGTTCGACCCCATCTTCGAGATCGAGTTTACACGGGAGGAAGTGGACTTGCTGAAGCGCTGCGCCCACGCCCATTACGACGCGACATGCAAAGCCGCCGGGGAATGCGGCGGTGTGATTTACGGGCTTTCGAACGGGTTGGACTTCGGCTGTGAAGGAGGACAGGATCTCCGCTGGCGCGAAGTGGACCTGCTGTGCAAGATCCTGGAGGTCGCTGGTTTCATGGGCGGTAAGCCGACGGCGACGGCCGCGAAGCTGTTGACGGATTTACGGCGTGTGCTCACCTCGTACCCCGGCGCGAAGCTGGCCACGCCCGAAGAATTTGGAAAGGAGCAAGACGATGCAAGGAACGAACGGAAGTCTTAACGGCGGAGCGGGTGCTGTCACACCCGCCCCGTTCATGCCCCCTGCCCCAAACGGCAGGCAGGAAAGCCACTTCGACAACGGCAAGGATAGCAAACCGGAAGTCCCGGTGCGCGCCCGGCTGTACCAGAAGATCGCCAAGGTCTACGAGGCGGTCAACTACATCCAGAAGGACAAGCGCAACACCTTCCACGGCTACAGCTATGCCAGCGAGGCGGCCATCAAAGCCGCCCTGCACGAGGCGTTCGTGGCCAACGGCCTGATTCTGCTGCCGCCGTCGATCGACGAGGTCCGGGACGAAGCCCGGGAAGAGAAGGACCGGAACGGCAATAGCAAAATCACGCTGGTCACCACCATCAAGGTGCGGTTCGCGATTGCCGACGTCGAAACCGGCGAGCAGGTCGAAGGCGTGCTCTCCGGCCGCGGCGTCGATCCGCTGGACAAGGGTATCTACAAGGCCATCACCGGCGCCCTGAAATACTACCTCACCACGACGTTCCTGATTCCCACCGGCGACGATCCGGAAGCCGAGGAACCGCGGCCGGAAAAGCCCGAGCCGAGAGCCAGTCGGCCGAAGCCGCCGAGAACGGCGACGATGCCGGCACAGGCAACCGACCCGGCACCCGCGCCGCCGGCCCCAGCTCGAGCTGCCGCCCCCGCTTCCGGCGACCGTGGATCCGCGCCGGCGCCGAAGCCCGCCGGGCCGGACCGCGCCGCCTGGTTTGCCGCCGGCCGGTCCGAGCGGCTGCAATCCTTCCGGGACCTGGAGCGGCTCTTGCCGCCCGACGACTTTTACAAAATCCTCGAAGCCCACGGCGTCGAGATGCCGGATCAGTTCAAGAGCGGCAACACGGCATGGGCCTGCTACGAGCAGCTCTGGCGCGCCGCCCAGGAGTACCGGGCCCGCCAATCCGATCCCACCACCTACGAGCACCACCTGGCGCAGGAAGGATGGGTCGCATGAGCGCCCTGGCCGTGGTTCCCCCGCCGCCCGCCAGTTCCGCCACGCTGTACGAGATGGTGGACGATCTGGCCGCGCTGCTCGCTTCGGTCGAGATGACCGAGGCGGGCAGCCAGGAGCGCGCCGAATGCGAGGCCGCGATCGCGCGCTACTACGAAGAGCTCACCCCGGCCAAGGTGGACGCAACGGCGCGGCGCCTGCGCCACTGGGCGTCCCAGGTGCAGCTCGCCAAGGCAGAAGAGGAGCGCCTCTACGCCCGCCGGCAGGCCTTCCAGCGAGAGATCGAGCGGCTGGAGCAATACTGCATCCGGGCGCTACGGCTGCTCCCGGCGCCGAAGAAAGGGCCGCGCAAGCTCGAAGGCCAGTTCAGCACGCTGTCCCTGCGGGCGTCCGAGGGCGTTGTCGTCACCGCGGAAGAGAGCGTGCCGGCGGAGTACAAAACGGCGGCGGTGAAGCTGCCCTTGCCGCTCTGGGCGGCCGTAGCGGATGCCGTGAAGGCCACGGCTGCGGCCGACGTCGCCGCGGCCGTGGCGGCGCTGCACGTCGAGACGGCCGTCTCCAGGGAGGCCGTGAAGCAGGCCCTCAAGGCGGGTACGGAGGTGCCGGGAGCGGATCTGGAGTTCCGGGATCACCTCAAAGTGGGGTAAGTAGTCATTTCTGGCTACTTCTTTTCGCCCATCCTTCGTCATCATCATCGTCGGTCCGGCCCGGATGACGATGATGATGATTAAGGTAACTGAGATATCCAGTAGTTCCTACTCCAGATCTCAATTCTTTAATCTCAATACGCCAACCTGGGAGGGCTACCTACGGTAGGCATGGGGTGGCTACCGGCCCTCCAAAACCAGTAGCCGTAAAGGGGCTACCGATGAAAATCTTGCTTCACAGCCCGCTTCGTTGCGTGCTATCGTTCGTTTCAAATGGAACAAAATACGGAACTGAGCGAGATTGCAAGGAAGCTCGGCCGGCGCGGCGGCCAGAAACAGGCCGAGCAGCTCCGGAAGCTGACTCCGCAGCAGCGCTCGGACCGGATGAAGGCCGTCCGCGCCGGCATCAAACTGAAGGACCGAAAGGTCAGCTAAGTAGGCTCATGACGTCACAGCCCCACCTTCGCGCAGGCATTACCCCGCCAGGAGTGGCGCGAGCGCATGTAGAGGCGGAGCATGTCGAGCGACGCGTGGCCGGTGTGGCGGGCCACCGCAATTTCGTTGACGCCGCGCTCCAGAGCTGCCGTGACGAAGCCGGCTCGCAGGGAGTGTGCGCCGTAGCGGGTGCGGTCGAGGCCGATGGCGTCCACCGCTTCCTGCACGATCTGGGTGATGCGGTTGCCGAGGATCGGCTTGCCGTTGGGATGCCCGCGCATGACGCGGCAGAAGAGCGGACCATCCTCCCCGCCCCGGACTTCGAGCCAGCGGCGCAGGGCGCGTACGGGGCACAGCGCGGGGCACTTTCCCTTGGGAATAGTCAGGATTCGGCCTTTGCCGGCGCGGTCCTGCTTTTCGTGCCGGACCGTGACGACAATGCCCTCGCGGTAGAAGCGGAGGTCCTCGCGCCGCAGGGCCGCGAGGCTCGACCGGCGCAGGGCGCTGGCAAAGCCGAAAAGCAGGATCGCGCAGTTGCGCGCGCCGATCGCGGTGCGGTGTCCGATCGCTTTCACGATGCGGCGGAGTTCCGCCACCGTGACGGCTTCCTTCTGCACGGGCATCTGGCAGAGCGTGCGCCGCGCGCCGCGCAACAGGCGGTGCAGCTCGGCGCCGCACGGGCTTTCGAGGCCGGCATCGCGGTGGGCGTGCTGGATACCCCGCGTGTGGCGCTCCACGGTGGCTACCTTACGGCCACGGCCGACCAGGTCCGTGACATAGAGTTCGACGGTCTCGGAGGATGCGGGCAGCGGCGTGCGTCCGGCGGCCTTACACCAGGCGCAAAAAGTTCGCCAGTCGCGCTCGTAGGAGACCACCGTGTGGCGGGCGAGTTGGGCGTTTTTGAACCGCGCCCTCTGCGCCTCGATTTCAGGGAGGACGGGAGCGGAGAACTGAACGCGTGTGTGTCGGGGAGAAAGAGACAT